GCGGAAATTACATTTTAGGTTCAACTGCTTGTCCTACTTGTCCTGTGTATTGATAAACTTTAACGAGCTTGTCGTAGCACTTCTCCATCTGATCGTCGGTTAGACAGTCAACTAGATCGTTTAGAACTCTTTGGTCGTTTCCAGATGCAGCAACTAGAGTGTTCTTCATGTGTTGCTTTAGGTCGTTCTTACCGTACATAGGCTGACCGTATTTCATCTCGTTTATTTTGGTTAGTTCTGAAAATGTTCTCATTTCTTTTTATTATTTGTCATCTATATATCTAACTTATCTAGCCATTTCCAAATCAATGGAGAGGTAGTTGTAGTTGAATCCAGCGGAGAAAGACGTGGCGGTCGGGGCATTCTGAGTGTAGTTCAGAGCCAGCTCAGAAAGTGAAGCAACGGTAACACCTTTAAACTGGACCGTCGTGATGACGTTTCCGTTGTTGTCTAGAATCTGCAGGGGTAAATTCTCCACAAATAGATCTGGGCTCTTAAAGTTCAGATGCTCTAGCATTGTCTCCAACATCACAAAGTAGTTGGTAAATCCTTCCGCTGCTCTGAAGGTGACATTGAATCCCTGGGAGAACATATTCTGAATTGGAATTGAACTCTGGTAGGTGATAGTCTTGCCTAGTGGTCTAGTCTGAGTTACACTTCCCGCTGCTAGAGAAGGAAATGAAACGGACTGAATCGTGCTGTTCATAAACTGGGTCAGAGTGTCGTAGGGAAGCGACTGACTCTTCAGATACTGAAAGTACTTGTCCTGAATTCCAGGAGGAAAGAATCCCTTCGGGAAAACAAAGTAAAAACTATTGGCCCTTGCGTTTAATATCATAGCTTATTAGAGTTGATTTGCAGATCCGCTGTCCTGTCCAGTTTGATTTACCGTTGATCCTCTTCTCGCAGCAGGTCCTCCGTTGGTTTGGCCTGCTCTGGTATTACCGTACTTATTTAAAATGGTTAGATCTGCATCTGTGAAGATCCCGGTCACTGCATCTGTAAAGATCTGCTTGGTGATTCCCACATAGAGTTTATATCCAGGCTGGGTAGGATCTAGGAAGTAGGAGATGATGTCTTCCACTGCCCACTGCTGAACTAGCTGTCCTTGAACAGCAGAAGCAATAGCAGACTTCAGCTCAGTTGGACTCAGAGGAGACTTGGTATTAGTTTTAGTTCCTGCATTCTGGTTGGTCGGGAGGGGAACCACGGTGTCCGTACTTCCCACTATCTGCCAGCTAGACTTTGGATTAACCGCTTCGATAGGAATCTGTACCGGCTGAGCATTAACAGGACCGGTAAGAACGGGACCTGTTGATCCAGTTGTCACAACAGAAGGTCTGATTTCCCCCTCCTTCAGCCAGCTTCCCCAGTAGAGAACAGAAGAAGAATTTGCAGAGATTGTTAGGGCGTTGGCATTTAGACCTTGATCTATCTGCTTTGCCGCCAAAATAATATCCTTGGAAGAGTCGCTGAGAGCTACCGATCTGGATGCAAGAGCGGTGTTTAACGCACCTGTAGTTGGGATCTGGTCCTGGATAGCATCGGGATCCGTAGTAGCGGGGGGCCGATTTGAAATATAATACTTTCTATTGGTGAACTGTAAGACGTCCGTTGCTAGGGTTTCAGAGACTTTAAAAGCAAGCTCCCCCTTAGATGGATTTGCTATGTTCTTGTTGTCGATCGAAGGTGCAGAAACTTTCTTGTTGCTGTTATTGAGAAACACCATGTAGTAGGTTCCCGAAGATTCCAGGTCGATCAGCTGGGTATTTCCATCTGCTCCCTGCTTATAGAAGGTAAACTTGTAGTAGCTGTCAAAAGGAGAGATGTAGATGTATGCCTGACCAATCCCGTACACGGTCTGGTCCTGAACTGCTCCTCCATCTGCTGCAGTAATTGTATTTCCCTTCACAACTAGATTGGTTAGTGTTGTATTGACTAGACTCCTCTCGTAGAACACGTTACTATACTTGATAATAGTTCTCGGGGTTGGATTTGAATTTGGAACTGTGATGTTTGATTGAGTTGCCAGCTTATTGTAGATCTTCTGAACCTGTGGAAGATTCTGCAGCTGCAGAGGAGCTATGAAAGATCCATATTTAGCAGGGTTGTTAGAAGTGTAAGAGGCAATTCTGGTAACTCTAGATTGGTCCGCAGAGTTCACCAGCGTCATGGTGTATCTAAGGGTGAACGAGGCTGCAACTCCTGCATTTCTAATAATCGGTCTATACAGGTTTGGGATATTATATGCGTTGGTTTGAACCGTATAGAAATTTGCGGTCTGAACTAGAGCAGTTCCGATCAGTTCAAGAACTTCAATATTGTTTTGGATGTAGTACTGGTTTCCAATCGAGTTCTGAAAAAGAACAAAGTCTTCTATGAATCCACCGTTGTCGGTTCCAAAGAACTCAAAAAAGTCTCCGGTATCGGCTGGACCAATAAATGCACCAATATTAGAAAAAGGATCCTCAGACTCAAGGGAAAGGGTGGAAACTAAATTTGCACCATACGTTGCATATCCTGAGGTAAGGGTTGTATTTAGAACTTCATAGACTCTGACTCTCATCGGGGATCCTACTACAAAACCATTCCCGCTCTTACTAAGAAGCGATGCAGGGGTTAGGCTAGGAGTTGGCGAGCTGATGTACTGGTTGTTCATGTACAGCAAGCTAGGAACCTTCACCTCAAAGTACTTGTCGTAGGAGTTAATTCCTATCATCAATGGACTTGGGTTTAGAGTGTATTGACTTGCAAATCCGCTATCTATGAAGATCTGAGAGAACGTAACATAAGATCCGTCAACGTCTAAGAAATCTACTCCAAGAATAATTCCATCAATATTTCCTAGATTATAACCAGCAAGAATGTGATATCTTACCGAGTCGTAGGTGATGCTGAAGTTGCTGCTAAAGGTAACAGGAAGATCTGCACTAGAGGTTAAATTTGGATTAAAGTCGTTGTAGGGAATAATGTAGTTCGGATCCAGAGTAATGTAGCTGTTGTCCGAAACTTTCACCACACTGTTAAGAGAGGTGTTCTGGGTAACGCTGTAGTTCTGACCCTGGTTGAAAATCTGAGCGTCGTTAGATGCAGTTCCGCCAGGTCCTTTGATTATTCCGTTGATCAGTTTATCGTAAGAAACCGTAGGATTTCCAGTGTTAACGAAGTATGTTTCCGGATTGGGTTGGTCAGCATACATGTACTCCATCACCAGATAAGGAGTTAACTGTACATATTTAGAAGTGGTAGTGTATGTTGCCATCTTAAATTTTAATCTTTATTTTATTTTCCAGCTGACAGATCCTCTAAGGTAAGGGGTAGCGTTAAAATTCATTCCCGCTCCAATTCCAAATAGCATGTCCTTTTTGGTCTTAAGTTGGACATCTCCTCCAATTGAAGGGGAAGGACCTAGGTGGATAGAAGGACCAGCAAAGAAATTACTGCTCAATTCTTTCAAGTAGATTGTTTCCTTGATGACAGGAACATTGATGGAAGACTTGAATTTTCTTCCTGCTATTCTGTTCTTAGATATTGTGTCGTTAACCGAGATAAACCCAAGGGTGTCTTCTAGTCTAAATGTGTCGTTGTAGAAAACTTTAGCATAGTAGTCTTTCAGAATCGAAGCAGTGTCTATGTTTGCAGGAATTTCTTTAACAACTTCTACCTCATGGGTGATGTCCTCGCCCTTCCTGTAGAAGGTCTGGGTCTTAGTTTCGTAGAAGGTGTCGATCTCATGCTTAATCACCTCATATTTTTTTCCGTTGATGTTCAAAACATCTCCTTTGGACTTCTTGCCGAAACATCCTTCTTGATAGAAGATAATAATCACAAGTCCTACGATGATTAGGTAGGGGACGATTTTTTTAAGTGTTTCCATTGTCTTTTAGTTCGTATATTAGTGTGAAAGGATTTAGTTTTCCCGGCCCGTACTTTTCTTCTAGGTATTTAACCAGGTCAACCTCCTCTTCTCTTAGAGATTCTAGGCTGTCGATGAGTTCTTTTGCTCTTTTGTTTAGCAATTCAATTTCAAATTGAACCCCCTGAATTTGGGAGTGAACCTCTCCAAATTTAGTCTTCAAGTTTCTTGCTCTTTTTTCCTCTTTAACTGTTAAATTTTTCTCCATATTTATCTGTCTGTATTATATTCAAAAATTAGCAAATTGATTCAATTTTTCTGGATTTCTAGAAGATATAGACTTTCCAATAGCCTTAGAAATGAAGGTACCAACCTTCATTAGAACTTTACCTATCAGGTTGTCTTTTTCAAAAGATCCCATCTTGTATGCCATATGATAAGCCCAAGGTCTAGCGACTGTCCAAACAATCCGAGTAAATAAGTGGGACTTCTGCATCAGATTAACGATAGGAATAGCCCAATAATGATAGCCAAGCATAGTTTCTGGGCTAGTTGCAGAAATCATTCTACCAAATCTCTCGTCCGCCTCTCTTATTTCATCCGACATAAGTCCCTGTCGGTGCAGCTCTGTACAAATTACTTTGAATCCTCCAATGAATCGATTATTATAATAGGGAAGCTGAACTGACGAACTGTATCCTGAAGAAAATGCCTCCAGATAGAAGAATTTATTCCCGCTTGAGTTTACTGCAGAGGGGAATTCTGATCCATAGAAATTGATTCTAACGTGTCTGCATCCACCGGTAGGTCCAGGGCTAGTCTGGCCAGAATCACTGATCGTATAGTTGGAGTAGGAATCATTAGTCAAAACTGAAACACCACCTATGCAGTAAGTTGAGCTGTTCATGAAGAGGTCAACACAGTAGTCCTCACCTGGTTCAGTGTAATAAATTGGATAGGTAAGGCGGATCCAGATTCGATTGATTCTGCTCCCATCAGAAATAATAGGCCCGGTTGGATTAGGTGTGATCAGAATGACATCGTCCGATGGTGTGATCTCGATATAGTTATTTAAATTTCCATTAATAGAAGCTCTGGAAGAAGCTGCATTTGTTATAGATTGATAAGACTTTACGATGTTTGCCCCTGTTCCACCGCTAACTCCAGTAGATCCAGTGTATCCAATAACTAGAGCAGCTGAGGTTGCATCGATAATAGCGGGAGCTGGGGAGTTCCCAACGGAAAATAAGGTGTTATCCGACATGGACAGTCCCAAGCTGTTTCTCGTTGTTCCCCCGTAAAATCCTGAATAGTTAAATACGTTTCTCCTCCCCGTCTGAGAGTCGCTCAGAGTCCCAGTGATGTCCAGTGCATATCCGGTAGATGCTGCAGTAATCCCAATCGAAGATGACATGTTGGATAGGGCAAATCCAGCAGGACTGAGGGTTGAATTCCTGCTAGAAAATCCTAGGGTCTGTGAATTGATAGACAATCCGCCAGTAGCAGAAATCCCAATTGTGGTCGCAGAGCTAAAATTAATGTTATTTGCGGAGACAAAAGCAGTCCCCCCAGTAGATCCGTAGGATCCTGTCGCCTGAGACTGGATTATCAAATCTTCCCCCGAGGAGAATTTAATACCATAGTCAGTCCCTGTTGTCTTCCAATAGAAGGCAGGAAGTCCAGAAGAAGAATAAAATGTCTTATCGACCCCAAAAATAGGAAGAGAAGCAGTGAAAGAAGCATCGGTCTCGATTAAAACCTTAGCGTAGTTTGGGTTTGCATCTGCGGCAGTTACTTCCCTGTCGGTGAAGACGAACGTCGTGTTTAGAGGTCCGGTTCCAGAGTTAGGGGAAATGATAATTGCATCGTCTTCGGTTACTTCTCCGGGTCCGTAGATTCCTTGAAGTAGGGTAAACTGACTATCAATTACAAAATTAGAAAGGGTATCCACCCAGAACGGGTAGTATCCAGAAGTGTTGTTGCCGTCGTATCTGTAGATTCTGTTTGGACCACTTGGACCTAAAGGTGATGTATTAACCCAAATATCGTAGTTGATGAGAGGAGTCTCCGTATAGGGAACGTTGCCGTATGGCTGGTCCTCCTGAATAAACCAAAGATTTGCTCTAGTTCCAGTAGCACCAGTTGCTCCGTCTTTTCCGACCTGTCCGATGATTCCAGTCGGTCCTTTAGAACCTATTTCCCCGGGGAGCCCAACTGCATTGGCAAGGATCTGGGAAAAATTATAATTAACCTTTCCAAGTATCTGATTCTTATCGTCTCCTGGCAGTATGTAGTTCGTGTTAAAACTCATTTTTTCTCAGAAGATTAGACTGTAAATATTCCAGAAACCGAAGGGGTATCGTAGTAGATTAGGAAAGAACTGGAGGCAGTTCTGAGAACGTTGACCGTTAGTGATGTCGTTGCGGTGAAGGTTGAATTCCCTGCACTGGATGTTCCGTTTGTGCTATAGGAGATTCCAGAGATCGTATTAGATGCGGTAGAGCTGAAGATATTCATGGTCAGGGACTCTCCAATTGCTATATAGTCAGACAGACCGGTAGATCCAGAGTTTAGAGGAATAGCAACCCCTATTCCAGATGATCCTGCAGTTAAATTTACAACCACTCTATTTCCGTTGGTTAGAATATTAGATCCAATAATATAGTAGTTCTTATTCGAGATTGTATAAGTTGGGGTGCTAGCTACGTACGTGGAATAAGCAAAATTGGTCTTGTCGAATTTTACCTTTCCGTCCGATCTAACATAGAATTTAGAAGTTCCAGAAGCCGAGAAGTTAGCCAGATATCTGCTGGTAGAAGCTGTTCCGGAGAGATTAACATTTAGTCCTCCTCCCGTCGAAGTGTTCGAAAGAGAAACCATAGAAACTCCTCCAAAAGAACCGATGACGGTAACAGGAACACTAAACGAAGCAGAAGCAGCACTTAAGCTGAACTGATTGGAAGAAATGAGAAGGTTAGAGGATCCGGTGTTCAGGTTCAGATTTCCAGATGAGGTGAAAGTCATCGAATTGGTAGCTGAAAGAGATGCGGAAACCCCGGTAATATTTACGTTTCCACTGGTACTCTGAAGGGTTAGATTTCCACCTGCGATGATATCTAGGAGATCACCAGGGACAACAAATCTAAGTCCATAATCAGAAGCAGAAGGGTTCTTCCATGCAAAGAAGGGGTGTCTGTTGTAGTCTGCGGGAAGTCCAGTTGCTAGATTACTCTTTGCAAATTCTAGTAGAGGGAATCCATTAGTTGCCTGGGTAGCAATTAAAAATTTAGCATATGTTGGGTTTGCACTAACTGTGGTCGTAACCGCATCGCTGAGAACAAACGTATTTGTGTTTGGGGTAGATGAGGACTGAACTATTGCATTTTTAGATGTGGCTCCTCCTGGACCAACAATTGCAGGTAGAGTCGTGAACGGGTTCTGGGCCTGAAGATTTTCTCCGGTGGAAACCCACCCTCCAGTTGCATAAGTATAAACTAACTTATCTTCGTTCGTGTCTACCCAGTAGTCTCCAACAACGATACCAACCCCTGCGGTTCCCCCTAGAGGCTCGGTAGAAGAAAGAAACCATCTAGTTCCTCTTTCACCGGGAACTCCCTGATCACCGATTGGACCCGCTGGGCCAACTGATCCCTGGTCTCCCTGTGGTCCGTCTGGACCCTGTGGTCCTCCTCCATTGGCAACAATAGACCCAAAGTTCTGGTTTATTTTGTTTACCAGATCTTCCTGGGTGTCCCCTAGAGTAAGATTTATGATAGTTAAATTAGGCATTTATTTCTTCTTTCTTTATATATTCTAAAAATCTAGACCTCATATTTTTCCTGTCGCAAAATTGAAGGTTAAAGAGTAGTTTTGATTTGCATCTAAGGAGTATTCGAACTCATAGGTCAGATTTGTTCTTTGTGTTAAACTAAAGTTCGGCTGTGGAACATACCCATACTTAACCTTATCTGGGTTGATCAAGTCCCCTCTTACAAGGATCTGTGTTGAGGAAAGGGGTTTACCCTTCTTCAACACCAGAAGTTCAATTTGTTTTCCCTCATAGATTGGGATAACGTTCTGTTCTATGTAGGCCCTTACATCGTCCTGAATGCTATTTGGATTGCCAACTCCGTATTCAGTAATGATATTTTCAGTAAATACCGAGCTGATGCCAGAATTCAGAAGGTACCTTTTGATAATTCTATCCAGGCGGATAACTCCAGAAACTTTGCTAGTCACCGAATTATACTGCCAGAACACCTCAATATCAGGGTAAATGCTCTCATCAAGTTTGGTAAGATCCACACCAGAGAGGGCTGGACCGAGCTGTCCTATTCCAGTATTGGAAGTGGAAGGTGTCATCGACTGGATTGCAGAGGTTGCTGCCTGTGCTTGTAGGTTAATAATCTGTGGATCAGATATCCCAGCTGTCCTAGAGATCTCAAGGGTAATAAACGTATATGTTGTTACTTGGCCCGGAGTCTGCATCATCTTAGATCCAAAGAAGGTCTTGTCTTCAACCATCGATCTAGTTCCAGCAACAGGTGTTTGTGCTGTGGAGCTTGTGTATAAATTATAATATCCAGGATCCCAAGAAGAAAGAAAGATAGAAAAATCTTTCAGTGCTATTGGGGTCTGACCGACCAAGGGATAAACTGGACCCTGAGGTAAATTCTGAGACTGACTGAGGATATTTCTTCCCAGGGAAACTTTAGTGTAGCTCAAATTTTGAATTTGACCAAACCCAGATTTCTCAGGTGCGAAGGTACAGTTTCTATAAGAGAGATTAAATCCAGTTGCTCCTGTGATTGAATCAATCTTATCGTTTTTGTACATGATGACTTTATCAAATAAAGGCTCATATCCGCCAGAATATCTTAGGATATCTGATGCCAGAGAAATACCTCCATTAGCAACCTCATAGCTGGTCGGTTGATTTTGTCCTAGTGTCTGCGGGCCAGTATAGCTCTTAATAGGAATTAGACCATTTGGTTTGAAGATAGCAGTCGGCTGGACAAAACTCAGTTCGAAATAATTATCGGTAGCAACAGTTTGACCTGTCGAAGTTGTGTAGTCGTATGTGATGTAGGTCACATATGGGCTGCTAGTATTAACCCTATCCGCTATATAGGAAAGAGAAATTCTCTTCATGATAAAGTCGAAGTAGTTTTCTCCTCCCCCAATTTGGGTCACTGGTTTATTACTATATGCTCCCTGGGAAGCAAGAGGAATATCTAATGTAGGACCAGGGTAGGTTGGGGAGAAAGGAATATCGAAGTAGTAGTTGGTTGGGTTTGTTGGGCCAAAATTAACCACGTTCTGAGATCTTCCGGTCGCCCAAGGATACAGGGAAGTAGATGAGGATCCAGCAATTGCCGTAAATGATCCGGTAGCTCCGGTAGCTCCTAAGATTGAGGTAGCCCCTGCTGGGTAGTATAGATTAATTTCTTCTCTCAGATCAGTATCATATACTGGATTTGGAATGATGTAAATCTGCCCATTTGAAGTTTGGTTGCACTGACTTAGAGAGGAGTAAGAAAGATCCAAAGCAGCACTCAACTTGATGCTGTCTATTTCATAAAGGGGTGATCCAGTTGGACCGGCTGCACCGGTAAGTCCAGTTGGAGGAAGAGCTGCTTGTCCCAATGCAGTTTCTTTCTTCTTGCTGCTCAGGGAATACATCAGAAGATAATCCAGATAAGGATCTCCTCCTGTGCTCCCTGTGTAATCCAGAGGAAGAGCTCTGTAGTCTTTGATCACCACGTAGGTAACAAATAGGATGCACTTTTGAGCAACGTTTTCTATCACCTCGTACCTTACAGGAGCCTGAATTTGGCTCGAATCCTCGGGAACGACTCTCAAAATAGCTGAAAATTTATAATCTTGGAATCCTCTGAAATTTGTAACAAACTTATCCAGATCACTCTGTGGATTCGGAAGAGTACTTCTTCTCTTGAGGGAAATTTTAATCCCTCTAAAGATCGTGTCGTAAAACCCGGTGGTTTTATTGTATTTGAACGGGGTGAAAAATTCTTTCACCTGATCAGTCTTGTCGTAGTAGATTCCAGGGTAGTCGATAGGATCTACGGTAAAGTAAGAATCGAAATAGTCCTCGTTAGAAGGAGAAGCATCCCTAATCTTAGCCAAATCTATTTTATAAGGTAGATAGTTGTTCTGGGCAGAAATAGAAGAGGCAGGATATTCTCTAGGAACACCTTCTAGCAGCATCCACTCGTGGGTGAGATACTGTGGGTTTGGTATGTCCTGTTGGAATCCAGGAGAGAAGTTGGTGGGAGTAAATGCAGGACTAACGTTTAGTCTGTACGAATTTCCTCTAGCGTCTGTTCCTCCGTTGTAAACCCACTTGTTAATATAGGGAACTATTCTAGATTTATTTGCTCTGGTAACAGTGTAGTTCTCTTCTAAGAACTCATACTCGGTGTCCAGTTTTCCATATTCGAATAGGGTCTGCTTGATATTTTCATCTACTATCTCATCAGGAACCAAGCTTTGAATTCCGTAGAACCCATTGAAAGAATTCAGATCCTGCTCAGATTGAACGCTACCTCCGTAGTTATAGATAGGGGTCGAAAGAACAGAATTGACGTATCCCATTCTAGTGAACACCGCAGGAAGAACGATTGCGTTCTGTCCGTTCAACAAGAGATCCTCAAAAGAGGTAGAAGAAAGACCTATGAAGACCTGCCCGGGATTGATTACTCTCTCGTTGATCGTTCCTTTTTCTACCCGAATCTGCCCCTGCCTTACATAGTATTTTACACCAACTTTGATCTGTCCATTCTGATTAGGAACTAGTTGGAAATATCTGTGGAATTCTGGGGTTGGTGTTATTCCATATGAGGAAGACCAGAAGTCAAAATCGATAGTTTTAAGGTCGAAGAAGGTGAAAACTCCAGAATAGAGTTTAGCCATGCTAAAGACATTGAAGCTTGAATTTGATCCAAGTTCAATGATGGCACTGTTATCCGAAAGATTTGCAACTAAATATTCTTGATATCCCTTAAATCCAGTTACGGTTCCGGTCACTGCTAAAGGATCGTTGTCGTAGATTGGGGAATCGACGTATCTAGTCGCAGAAGAAATCTGAGACATTCCCCCGGTTATTCCCTTTCCCGACTGGACCTGAATCCAGTTTCCAGGTATGACATTTCCGGATTCTGCAGCAGAGAAGGCAACTCTATTCCTAGTGTAGTTGGTTCCACCTACGAAGTTTTGCACGTAAGATATTTGTGACGCATCAACTCCTCCGATACTAACGTATCCAGGATACGAGAAAGGATAGTAGGGTGTCCAGTCGTCAGACTCTGTCGGAGGTAAGTTCGTATTGAACGTGTTCTGGGCAACCGCTGTGGTTGTCTCGTAGTAGTTGTTGTCGTAGGTAACAATAGATCCTACCGAGTAGGCAGAAGTGTTGTTCCAGGTACCGGTATAGCTTGCTTCAAATGCAGGGTAGTCCGAGAAGACGCTGATAGAATACTGTAGATTCTGATTTGCTCCTGGATTCTTAATTCTAATAATTGCATCCGCAGGTGAAGTTGATCCAGCACTTGACGTTGCAGCATCCCAAACCACTGTGGAAATGTCAGAAACTGCTCCAGTGAATGCCTTCGCTATCTGGGTAGGTGTTCCCTGAGTCCAATTGAAGTAGAAGTCGTCTCCTGTAGAATAATAAGATCCTGCAGACCATCCAGTTAGGGTTCCCGCATAGTCTCCTGAAGTAACCAGATCATACTTGTTATTCAGTTCTCCCCTGGACCCATTAGGCCAGAAGATCTTGAAAATAACTGGGTTGGAAAGATCCAAGGACTGTTGGAACGTGACGTTCATGTAAGATCTTCCCCTTTCTCCTGTGATGTTTCCTATATAGGATCCTATCTTCTCGTCGGGGCCGGTAAAGTCCAGTAGATCAACTTTGGTGTCTCCAATTACCAGGGATCCAGTCTGATAAACGGTAGATCCGGTAGTTCCCGCGATCAAACCTCCAGAAGCACCCTGGGAGGGGTACACCGTGGTGTCGACGTAGTTTACGGTAGATCCAGGAATATACCCGGTACTCCCGGTAACAACTCCAGCTCCAGCAGAGAGAGCGATTGGGATTTGGAATGAATTCCCGGTAGCTCCCGAAGGGACTGTAATCCTCCAAGGCCCATTAATCTGAGGAGTAGATCCAGTAATGGTTACTAATGACCCGTCCTCGAATCCATGATCTCCTAGAGTTAAAATATTAACATACCCATACTGAGAATCTGCGTCTAAAACAGAATAGGCCTTGTCAATGTTCTGATTGTTCGGATAGTAAGGCCCAAACCTCAGATAATCCGGAGTGTTGTTCAACCAGATCCCATCGGGATAAATGGCATTCTGGACGTAGTTCTCGTATCTGGATAAACTATAAAATCTTTCCAACTTATCGACGACATAGTACAGTTTCTGTGGGTCTTTAACGTTGACGTCTTCAGATCCAGGCATCCATCCAGAAGCACCCTCGTAGTAGAGTCTAACCCCGCCAGTGCTGCTCTGATAAGCCGGATTTGAGTTGTAGTAATAGCCTAGATTATTTCTGGTCGGTTTAGGAAGATTTAGATTATCCGCATCGTTTCTATTGTCGTAGAAATATTGTCCATTTAGTTTAAATTCTCCAAGATCATTTCTAGAAACATAGAATCCCATATACCTGTTGATGGTATAAAGATCAGAGTCTGGGTCATCGAATAAAAATTCTAGATTCAATACATTGGGACAAATTATCCCGTTTCGAGAAAATCCATCAGTAATATACTCCTCAAAATCAATTTGTGAACTAGAGGATGGGGAAGTAAAGTAGCTATTTAAGAGTTCCCCCTTCTGGGTCAAAACACCCTCTTTAATGCTAACCCCATTGAAATAGGAGAATGTATTGGGCTGGAAAGAAACATCGATTGGGTTGTTGCTGAACCCAGGATTGTTTACTAGAGATCTAATATATGCTCCGATTGGGGTATTAGACCTAAGATCGAAGGTGGAAATTACCTGTGCATAAGGAAGTACTTTCGAGTTGAAAAAATCTTCGACGTTGTTCACCTCGTCGTAGTACTTCAGTTCGTTCATCTCCGTTACAACTCCAGATCCCTGAACTACCGTATAAGTGTTGTAAATGCTATTTCCGTAGAAAAATTCCCCATCAGCATATTCAATAAATCTGCTGGTCTGGTTGTCCCAATATTTAATAATAAATGGGGTTGTAGAATTTGGACTAGCTATAACTTTATACTGAATCCCATCCGAAATGGTAGAGACGTTGGTTGGATAAGGGTAGCTTAAAGGTTGAGGAACTTTAAAGATGACGAAGAATTCAGGAAGGACATCTCTAATCCAAAGAGGCTGAAAGTACTTGAAGTTCTCCGTGTAGTTTCTATCGATCAGGGTTGAAGCTCCCGATCCATAGAAAAAATCATACTGGGAACTAAAGTTGTCTGCCGGTTGGCTAGCTCCGTTCGTAAAATTTCCAACCTGGAAAATTACGTCGTTAGGGGTTTTTCCCTCGTCGAAGAAATTATAAACGTCCTTAGCATACGTGTTTTTTCCCGTGATGCTAAACTTTTTATATTTCTGAAGGCTTAGGGTTGGATTCACATCCATCGAATTGAACCACATTCCTCCCGTAGAATCTAGGGTCAGTTTTAGATTCCCAGTTAACTTAGGATTTGTCCTAAGTACTCCAAAGGAACTATTGTAGTCAAATAGTTGTTCTGTCGCCATTTTTTTAAAAACTCCTTTCAGGATTAGAACACTCCGCTATTTCCTAGCTGTCCGGACTGGGTCTGTGTTCCACCTAGTCCATATCCCGAAAGGGTTGCCTGCTTGTAAGATCCGGTAGCTACTAGGTCGAACGAGAAGGGTGCGCTATTTCTAACTTGTATGTCTATTCCTATTTTTTTCTGATAAACTATATTGCTTGGGTTTCCAGAAAGTCTATACCCTCCGATGTATCCCAGAGCATCTGTTGCTCTAAATTGGAATATCAAAGGAACGTTAATTGCGTTTGCTACCCCCTGTTGAACATATCTGCTAGCTAGAGCGGTAGATCCCTCTACCTGTATCAGGGAAGCTGTTGGGGGTCCTACGAAAAGATAGGCTCCGCACGTGTATTTCCCAATCAGGTATTGGTCATTCTGAGTGTAACCAAGTTTATTTGGGTACATTGCATCAGATCTAGATGCGGTTGGACCGGTTGCAAAGGTGGAAGTGATCAAAGAATACCCTAGCTGGGTAGCAAAGTTAGTGGAGGTCGTGTCCACGTAGAAGTAATCTGAGTGTCTAAAGTAGGGGTAAACCACGGTTCCGTTTGAGAAGTCTGGTTTTACCAACTGTGTAAAGACAGACGTAGCCGAGTTTGGATCCCCGTTTGCTAGAGCAGGGTGATTTTTGCTAATGCAGAATTCTGCAAGGTATCCGTTTCCTAGACCGGTATAAGATCCAGTAGATCCGGTTAGACCTCCGTTCCAGACTGATCCATTCAGTCCTCCATTGGGGTAGGTTGGGGCTGTAGTCGAAGGTTCAAAAGGAAGAACTGCGCTTCCGTTTAGAGGATTTCCGTTAGAGTCACCTTGATAGGTATAAGACCCGGAAGGGGTTACTGCTGCAGTATAGTAGCTTGAATCTAAACCGACGCTCTTCCATCTCGGGTAGATGAATTGTCCGTTCTCGTTTGCAGACATATAAGGTGGGGCCTGCTGGAGAAGTTGAAATGAATTGATCGTAGCAACCGGAGATCCGACTGGTCTAATGCTAGAAGGGCTCAGTGAGGTCACAGAAATTGAAATCTCACCGTACCTTAGATTCTCAACGTACCCGTCAGGAAGAGAATATGTGCTGCTAGATCCGGCAAGGGTATTAAGTCCTCCGGGGAGTGAACTAGAAAGTTCAAGAAGTCCCGCAGAAGAATTTACGATCTGGACTGAGTAGATAGTAGAAGAGATTTTTCCTGCATCCGATGTGGTTGGATTTGGGAAAATCTGATTATATACAACAGGGGCAAGTTCAAATGTTGATCCACCGGACATCTTTTTTGTAGATCCGTCGGGGAGAACGATGTAAACTTCCAAGGTCCCAACTGCTTTCTCAACAACTGCCTGAAGGGAATTGATCTGATCCTGAAGTTCACTTATTTTTTGAAATAGATCCAGGGGCTGGCCATTTGGGCTGACAAATCCGCTCGCAACAGAAGCAGCATCGAGATAATACACACTAGACCCGTAGGTAAATTGCTTGCTTAGAAGCCCGTCGATTCCTTTGGATTGGAGATCCTGTTGGATAGCCAAAACTGCTGCATCCGTCAAATTATTATTGACGTCGGAAGCCTGAGACTGAACGGTAAGATCTGCGGGGAAAGAAATTATAACTGGAGTAGAATAATCCGACATTTGGGGATTTTCTGGCCATCCGGCTTCGGAGATGGATTTAATCCTGATCTCGACTTTTTCCCCCCTAGTGATAGGGATATCTAGCTGGTTGATGTTAGGAACGTCTGCATCTGCAGTTACCTCTGGGGCCCAAACGTAGGTTCCTGTGTTGGGGTCGAAAACCTTCTTTCTAATGTCAGTCAGGACTTCAACCCAGTTGCTAAATGCACCAGTCTTGGTCTGTCCATTGTTGTCAATGAAGTCCACCTGTTGGATGGGATTAGCAGAACCAGAATCACTCAGGTATCGGTATTGGATCGAGAACTGAATTACCTGCTGTGGTCCAGTTTTTAGGCTAATTGTCGGTTCTGGAATTGCCCAAAATCCCCTAACTCTATATTTTGGTGCTTCGTAGATTCCGGGGGTAGTCTGACTCAATGTACTAATATCCTGAACCAGAGAAGACAGAAGCTGCTGTTTCTGGACCCTTTGACTTGTCAAGCTGTCGATCTGGGCAAGAATACTATCTGAACTAGCAACTGTGCTAGAATTAGAAAAGTTAGAAGCGGTAATAGTCTGTGTCGACGTCGTAGTGCTAGAAACTGAATTTGATCTAGATTTAGCATTTGCAATCGCAATGTCCAGCTGGTTGATTTCGGATTGAAGAGCAGTCTTTGCTGCAACTTTATCGTTCAGGGTCTGAACCGAGGTTCCAGCGGTTAGTTGGGTATTAACCTGGACAACTTTAAAGTTTGTGTCCGCTAGAGCAGGAGTGTTTGGTACAAGGCCATCGAAGGCAGGAACTTTCTTTTCTTTTGCAGCACTAAGGAACATTTGTCCTATATCTGCAACAGAATTTAGATAGAACTGCTCTAGAGTTTGAACTCCAGAAGTTGTATTGATTCTTAGCTCGTTGCTGTAGAAGGTTATTCCAGTAGACCATGTGGTAGCAACTATATTATAGTTGTCGTCGATCTTCTTGAAGAAGATACCCTGTCTCTCGTTATAACCAACATTTACCTGGATGTATCTAGTTCCAAGTTGTCCACTAGAAAAAGAAAGTGTATCCGGCCCGATTTGGACTGGCTGGTACCCAGAAACTCTCTTTAGCTGAACCGTAGTCTGATCGACATTCACAGAAACTATCTGGTAAGTAGATCCGTCTCTAGTTAGAAGATAGTCATTAACTGCTAGAGTTTTTCCATTCAGAATATTTGAGCTTGTGTCGGTATAATTAAGACCGTTTAGTCTGTAGTTTCTTCTTGTCTCTTGGACAGTCTGATTGTTTGCATCTGTTGTAGAAACGATGTCATCAAAAATACTCAGTACACTAAAATTTCCAACATATCTTAGAGATCTGAGAGGAAGTGGAATCGTATCCTCGTCTACAAAATACCCAATTCCTGCCTGGGTTAACTGGTCGATAAACTGGGTCTCCGTAATATCATTTCTTCCCTTTAGGTTCTGGTCAAAAAAGATCTGCTGAGCATCCGTTGTTGTGTTTGCGATAATTCTCTTAACTAAAATTCTATCTGCAGAGTCGGGGATTTGCCCGGTAACGTCTACATTGATATAAAGAAGTGGAGAGAGGAAACTTTCAAAAAACCAGTTGTCTCTAGTTGCAAATGTACTAGGTACAGGAAGTCCGATCAAGGGTAAAGGATCCCTTAGTGGTTCTGCTTTGTAAATCTGAGAGAAAGTTCCGTCCGGGTTCTTGATGGTCGAGAAATTTTGGCCTAGGCCTGCCAGAGCTTCTATGTTGCTATCTAGTCTTTGGATTTGACTTCTTAGATATCCGTATGCAGGAATACTAGAGGTAGTTGGGAATCCGAACTCGTCAAGGAGCTGGATTTCAACAGTATCGTTGGTTGATGTTGCAACCTGATTCAGTCCATTGATAATTTCCAAGGCATTCTTTTGAAGTCTTAGAAACTGGGCTACTAGCGAACTTATCGAATTTTGTGTATACATTTTTTACTTTGCAATTTTAAGAGTTATTTGTCAAACTACTACCTATCATATCAACCTGGAAGGTTAAGTTTTCAGAATTGATGCAAACAATGTCAATTACTGGCATATAGTCCTGTGAAGCAAATTCTCCTTCGGTTAGGGAAACTATCAGAGTTCCATAAGGAACACCAGAAGGTGCTGTTATTGGATAAGATCCTGTTGCATCAGTTAGGAAAGAAACATTGTAGTCTCCGGGGTAGATTTGATCTCCAAAAGAGAATCTATAAACTTGCCCTCTTCTCCATTTGATGTTCGTGTCGTTCAGTCTGACGGTCAAATCCGAGGTGAGGGTGATTGGAATACCATTATTAACGTGCTTGGTATAGTTTCCGTAGGGTCTAAGTTCAATAACGTTATTAGAAGTTGTAGAAAGAGTTACAGTTCCTCCTTGGGCTCCGATGTTATAATCTTGATTATCGTTGGCAATGATTAGCTGATTTGGTATACTTCTATCTACGATAATTCCAGGTCCCTGCTTGATTAGATCTAGGTTATAGGAGATCTCAACGCTAGTTTCCCCGTTGACTAGGGCTCTAACCAGTTCATAGTTCTGATTGATCAGACCCATGATTGCCTGAGTGTTGTTGAAGATTGCTTGGTTGGCTGCAAATGCACTCTCTAGGGAATCAATCCTCTTATTCAGGTTAAATATGGTATTTGAGGTGAGGGTTAGATTTTCCAAACTTGCAACTCTCTGCTCTAAACTTGCATAGATAGATGCTGTGTTATTAAGAGTAGAGCTTGCGTCCTGTAGAACGTTCATCGAGTCCATAAACATGGACAGAGAGAAAGGAGAATAGTCGTTAATCGCTTGTTCTACTCCGGTCTGATCTATGTCTACGTCAAATTTAAGATTGATCTTAAATCCATATGAGTTACCATTTAATTTGGTAACAATGTTCGGCTTGTACTTCTTTAGAACCGGAATCGAGTAGATGCTAGCACCTGCAAGTTGAACGTCGTCCAAGAAGAGAACACCGTAGAGGTTGGTAGCAGAGTCGATTGGATTTGCTGGATCGTAAACATCATAGTAGATCAGAACGCAGTTAAAATCAAAATCTTCCGCTGCAGAAGTTGAGTTGAATTCTTCGATTGTAGAAATAGCAGGATCAGAAACGATTTGCTGATACGAATCCGGATCGAAGTCAATCCCAACCGAGTCCAGCTTAGTTCTCACGTAGGTCTGAGTAGCAGAGTCGTACGTCTTGGTTAGGATTAATGCGGTAGGATCAGTAAAAGTAGAATCAGAGAAGTATGTTGTTGCGGTAGCTCTTGGTTCATACCAGTTTCCTGTTCCGGTACCACCGTTTGAAGTCTGGGAATACGTGGCAGAAGGTGCACCGATTACAGCATCATCAAAGATTGCTAAATTTGTAAGTCCGCTGGGATTTAATTCATCATATGCTCTCCCCTGAAGATAGTCGTCATTCAACGGATCTGCTGGATTATTGGTCCATGCATAATCGGGATAGTAGTTTACGTCCAGATCGTTCTTAAATAGAACGGTCGGAGTGTTTCCGTCTTTAGTCGGTACGTAAACATAAACCTCCGAATAGGTGTTGTTATTATTCTTTACTGAGTTAACAATATCAAGATTTCCGATATACTGAACAACCCTATTGTAAGTTGCACCGGTAAGTCCGAAAGATCCAGTTCCCCCGGTAGGATCACCTTCCACCCACCTAATCTGGTTGGTTGGAAGACCCTCCACCATTACTGGGACTTGGGTCTGATTTAGAAGGGAAGAAACCTGAGTAGAACTAGCCTGTTGATATCTAATTCCCCCAATTTCTTTCAACCATTTAAAAAATACCCTTTCGGCTACAGTCTGCTTGATATCGGAATTGTAGTCGGAAGCACTTAAAATGGTAGATTCCAAGTTTAAACAGTAGCTCTGAAAGCTCTGAGAAAAATCGACGTTTGCGTTCCCTGTGATGATCTGGCCAGCATTAGTAGCATAATCCAGGAATGCACTATCCGGAGCATTTAGCTTCAGTGAGTTTCCTAGTGGATCCCCGTTATTGATCGGAGGAATATTCAGAAGAGCAAATTTAGAAAACTTAAATTTGTTGATCGAATTGTTGAATGTAAAAGACAGATCTTCAGCAGAAGAGGAGAAGGAATAGAATGTTCCGCCCTGTACCTGGAGAGGCCTTATGAAAGGGGTTGTAGCCATGTATAGCTTTTTTTAATTTTAGATGGTTACGTTTGTTCCAGAAAGAACTATCCAAGATCCAGCCTGAGTGGTCTGTCCCTGTGCAATTCTAGGCTCCCACTGAAGATGTAGAGAAGCTTGATACTGGCTATTCTGTGCAACCACAATCCCACCTGTCGCATAGTTTCCGTAGCTGGTGCTGGTATTAAATCCTGTATAGTAAGTCGTAGAAGATCCTTGAACACCGGTATAAATGTATCCAGTAGATCCGCTTGTGTTGACAACTCTAATTCTGTATCCGGCAGGAATATTCGCTGCTGTTCCACCACTTCCACCAACAACAGATAGGTAGAATCCAGTAGGGCCGCAGTTTGCATAAATAACATCTTCTAGTCCTGTGATTGAATAAGGTGCATCGATCGAGGTATAAACTCCTCCACCACCTGAGGTATCAGAAGTAGGGAAGGTAGTTCCTGCAGTAGCTCCTACAGGAACTGTCGTATTGGTGCTAACGAAATTTCCAAATGGTCCAACTGTCGTTCTCCCATTTAGACTCATTCCGCCGTTAAAAGCAGCAGTAGCACCAAAGGTAGAAGCTCCGTTTTGAACTAAGGATCCAGAAATTGTAGTCAGACCGCTAGACGTGAATGTAGTGGTTTGAATATCCTGAAAAGAGCCTGCTCCACTTGCTAGAATTCTTGCTTTGAAAGTACCAGTCGAAGGAACCTGAATTTGGTCAAAATATCCGGTTTTAGCCGAGATAGATCCGGTAGTAGCTGATGAAAGATTTAGAATACCATTAACGGTATCGATTCCAAAAGTACTAACATATCCATTAATCCAGTTGTCCAGAATTAAGAAGTTAGAATTGATGGTTATTCTCGAAGCTGATATAGAATCAGATCCTAAAATTGTTGTTGTGGTTACTGTTGCCATTTTTTTTGATTTATTTGTTTTCTACTAGTATATTTTATCTTTCTTATATATCAATGGTCGAAACGAGACTAAAAATTATTATTCCGAGAACTTAGTAAATATATAGAGAGAGTTATAAAACATGGACCAAAACATACTGAGTGAAAAAACAAGGAACACGGACAAAAGAAGACCCAAAGGGGAAATCAAGTTTGCAATGTCCTTAAACGAGGAACAAAAGGCAGCAAAGTCCGAAATTCTCAAAAACACGGTTACTCTTCTGAGGGGCCAAGCTGGATCAGGAAAAACCCTACTTGCTTGTCAGGTAGCTCTGGATCTATACTTTACCAGGCAGATAGAAAAAATTATCATCACGAGACCTGTCGTTGAGGCAGCAGACCCTATTGGATTTCTTCCTGGAGACATGAAGGCCAAGATGGATCCGTGGTTAGCTCCAATCTATGCAAACTTGTACATGTTGTACAACAAGGAGCACATTGATAAGATGGTGGAGAATCAGTCCATCGAAATTCTTCCTTTCTCGTTTGTTAGGGGAAGAACTTTTATCGATTCGGTCGTTATTGTCGACGAGTGTCAAAACGTCAGCCACAGGCAGACCGAGATGATCGTTGGAAGACTTGGAATCAACTCAAAGATGATATTCTGTGGGGACACATCCCAGATAGATCTAAAGACCAAAAAAGAATCTGGGATTGATTTCTTCAAGACCCTAGAATCTAGAGTCGAAGGGGTAAAGGTCATCACTCTACTAAAGAACCACAGGAACAAGATAGTTCCTCAAATCCTAGAAATTTACAGAGAATACGAATCCTAATTACCGCTAAAGGTACCATAAGGATCATCTCTTAAGATCAGGCCTGAGCCGAATGGTTCTTCCATAGATTTTAAGATTTGTCCTTGTTGCTGGATTAGATCCTGGCTTAGTCTATAAGAAACATTCCCGTCCAGAGGAGTTAATGGAGGGTATCCATAGTCTACCGAATTGACAAACTCAGGATTAGGATCAGATGCAGTCGGAATAGACTGATTAATAACCTTGATGAAAGCCGGTTTAGAAATCTGATAGACGTTTCCTGCAGCATCCTGAACTATATTCTGGATAGAATAATATCCAGCCTCGGTAAATGTGTAGATAAAGTAGGGGATGGATTTAACGTCCAGAATTGTCGTCTTGCTCGACTCGTCGGTCAGAACCCACTGGTTGTTTTGTTTTCCAAAAATCTGAGAAGCATAGTTGCTAAAGAAGACCGTAGAAAGCATCGGGACCACTAGATCTCCATATGCTTCGTGAACGTCTGCCCATACCCAAGATCCAGATCCAGCTCTAGAAATAATGTCTCCTAGATCTATTCCGGTCCCCGGTAAATACTGAGGGATAAATGCAGTGAAGGATGTATCGGTAGAAGAAGCATCAATCGGAAGTGCATCGGGACCAGTAACACCCACCCTATATCCACCGATTAGTAGATTGTCTTCCAGGTCTAGTCCGAGTCTCATGTGACCAGTTCCAGGAACTCCGATAGATCCATTCAATCCCCCGCTCGGGTTCACCTTCCAGATGTAGTTGGTGGCAGTTCCGCCTTCAGTAAATATCGAATAGTACTTCTGTCCGGCCTTCCCAACGTCTATGTCGTCAAGACCGATAGATGTAATGTTTAAATCAACGGGAAGAACTTTGCTGCTGTGCAGCTTAACTGTCGATTCAGAAGGGGTTAGTTCTGCAGTTAAAACGCTGTATCCGTTATAGTCCGGATTTTGGGAAGCTGTATATGATCCAAAAGAAGCAGTTCCAGAATAGAAGGTTGCCCAGTAGTATTTTCCGTCCCTGTATCCAGAATCTATCCCTTGTTCGGGATTAATCGGAGCTGAATTTGTCTGGATGAAATTATAGGAAGATAGACTCCCTGAATAGTTTGCTACCATGTACAGAGGTCCAGTAGATCCGGTAGTTCCCCCTGTTAATCCAGAGCCAAGGAAACTGAATCCGTAAGAGTCTGAGGTTCCGGTGATTAGATAGGTTAGGGTTCCTTGATCCTTCTGGACCGAATTGAAGATAACGTTTCCTCCAGTTCCAGAGGTGACCTTAGACTTTAGAAGTTCAAATTCGGTACCGATTGAAATCCAAAATCCAGACTTCAAATAAGACGAAGAATTCCAAGAAGAGAACAAGAATTCTGAAGTGGAAGGATTGTCGAGTCCTCTTTCCCATCCATCGCTATATGTGGAAATTCCACCCTTTAGTGTTCCCACGATGTCGACCTCATAGTTAGAGACCGCCAGAGAAAGGGTCTTTTCATAGAGCTCAGTATCTACTGTTGTAGAAGAAGAGTTTGGATCATAGGAAGAGCTGGCTGCAGGGAAAGATCTGAACTTTTTAAGTCTATAAGACGTCTCGAAATCACCGGCGGACCCAAAATCTATTCCTCCGTAAGAGGCTTGACTTCCTATGTTCTTTTCTATCTCCATCAAGAAAATTCCTTGCGCAGACGTATCAACCGGTCCTGTTGCAGGAATATACGGTCCTGTTGCAGGAAGAGCACCAGTTCCATCATAGATCCAAGGGTATAAGTATGGGCTTCCGGTTATTCCTGGAGTTTGAATATTAGAGAAACCGATCGGACCTCCAGTAGGTCCTCCAGTTAGTCCAGCAGCTCCTGGATAGGTAGAAGACCAAATTAGTTTTCCTGCTTCAACATACCCTTTATATGCTCCAAGAACATAGAGAGATTTTTGATCTACCGACGTTTGAATGTCCCAGACCTCGGTCTCATAACCTCTGATCGGGAGAACGTCCTGTACTTGTCCTGCTTCGTTATAGTAGGCAACATAGCCAACCTTCTGTCCAGACCTTGTGTAGCTAGATAGGGTGGGATTGGGATTTGTCAAAGTTAAAGGAGTCAAATTGTTTCTCAGACCAAAGTATGCAGTGTCTAAACTAGTGTACCCTCCTACTGCGTATTTTCCATCTATGTAGGACACAGATGTTGTTTTTGTAACTCCACCGGTAACTCCATCGACCCAGGAAGAATCTTGAAGAGATTGAGCAAGTTGGATCGAATCAAAATTTGGAATTTCACTTAGATTCCAGTAGTCTTGTTTTCCGGCTCTCCCGTCTGCAATAGCCTTTAGGTTTGCCTCCAAGAAGAGATTTCTAGGGTCTAGTCCAGGGTGTTTGTATTGAAGGTAATCGTTTTGATAGGTTCTCCAGGATGGGTAGGTCCAGGTATACTTGTTTGCCTTAGGAAGTTCTGCTTCGTCAGTCGGTAGAGCTTCGGTTGTTGGTGTATAGTAGACAAAGTTCCATCCGGTAGTTCCTGCATACTTAGAGGATGCATAGACGTGGGGAATAACATAGTCAAATAAACCAACATAATTTCCAGAAGCAACAAAGATATCGTTGGGATAAATCTTCAGCCCGCTGTTGACAGACTTCGTCTCGGTCAGCATGATCGAGATAACGTCATCGGAAGGAAGACTAGAATTGGATGTATCATATAGAGTTAACGTGTCCCCATTAAAGTGGTACAGTCCAGTTCCTGATCCAGTGTTTGAATCTCCCGCTGCAAAGAAGACGTGCCCGTTGGGTCGGCTTTGAACGAAAGTGATCTCGTTGTTTGCAAGAGTTGGAAGATTGGTAGTATCCCAGACGTAGAATTTATTTTGATCCCAGTAGACCAGTCCAGCATCGGTTCCAATCCAGAGATTCCCATTTTCGTCAAAATCCAGGGAGTAGATGACATCAGATGGGAGAGAAGTGTTTTTGCTGTTCCAAATCTGTGCTTGGTCTATGTAGGTTTCTCCACCTTCTAGGGTAGAGACTCTTAGAGTTCCATCAGGGATAATATAAACACCATATTGGGTGGCTATGTAATAGTCGAAGGTAACTCCCTCGATCCCTTTAGCCTTAATGTCGTAGATGTGAGGCCAGGTAAATCCTTCCGCAGGTTGTGTCCAGGTAAGGTATGTCTTATCAAAAACATAGAGACTCCCGCCGGTAACTCCATATACCCCGGCAGGACCAGTCCCAGCTCCCCCGTTCAGAGGAGAAACGAAGGCAAGAACCTGTTCACCGAAAGGGGATGCATAGATTGTTGGAACGTCCAGGGATTGACCAGTTGCTCCTGTTACCTCCAGAGAGGTCCAGCTAGCTCCAGTTGCGGCAAAAGGTCCAGCTGCACTAAAAATTAAAGGAGTTGGCAGAGAAGGGGTAAATGCACATCCGACCCATTTTACAGAGTCTTCGTCGATAGAAATACTTCTAGTGTCTAGGTAGTAGGGATTATTACCAGGAACTACCGAATTGGTAGAATCATAGTAGCTCCAGATGGAGCCGTCAAATTTAGTCAGATCCCTGCCGACTGCCCAGACGTTGTTAAATCCATCTAAAGCAGTTCCGTTAATATATCCTGTTGTACTTGCCATTTAATTTATTTATTCTTAGTTTTTTAGACACTTCCCCCAAAATTCATCAAATTGTAGGCCATGCCTGGTGTTATAGACAAAGGAGTTGAAAATAATCCAGAACAGGTCTCCAGAGAACCCTGTGAGTTTGCATAATCAGCGGTAAAAGGTGCTATTGGTGTTGCTAAAGGAGGCATATTAGAACTATAGTAACCGTTAATAGTTGCAGAGTTGTCCGAAATACTAACTAGCTGGACTAATGATGCGTTTAGAATTAGAAGGGCCACCCCATAATAGTCAGTCGGACTATACCCAGATCCAACTGGACTAGACCAGCCACAAGAGAAATCAGGACTTGCAACAAACTGAACGTTTCCAGTTCCTCCGGGTATAGAAGAATTAATAGCAGAATTGAGGAAGCTGACAAACCCAGAGCCGTTAACAGTATTCTGTGCGGTAAAGAAATTACCGGCAGTTAAAGGATCGTTCCCGGTAGCTCCCGCGATTCCGATAGAAGCAGTAGCTCCGTAAGGGATTCCTCCCAAGGTTACAGAAATGTAGATCTGGTAAACAGGATTAGCCGGGGTTGGGAAAGATGGAAGATTAATGTTCTGAAGATAAGCAGAGGAATAAACAACCGGGTTAGAATCCGATCCACCGATATTTATAAAGGTCATCGGGGTTGGATTCTGTGTATTCGAATACTGGAGATTTCCGCTGTGTGCAATCTTGTATGGATTATTTACGAGGTAGTTAAGGAGTCCAGAACTGTAGCTGTAGTTTGCGTATAGATTCAGTAAAAGCCCCGAGGTATCACCGATAAAAAATTCAGCAGTCTGATCCGAGACGATATAGAACCCAAGATTTATAGCGTCATTTGGGCTGAGATAAGAGTAGGAAGAGTATATCGGTCCTTGAATTAGCATGAGACCCCCGATTATGTCATTGTAAGTCGAGCTCCATAATCCAGTATTCATCATCACATTTGCAGTTTCTGTGTCTGAATGGAAATACAAATTTGTTTTATTAGAAGTCCCTCTCAGAAGATAATTAAGTCTAATTATCAGATTGGAAGAGGAATACCCGAAAAAGTTCATGTCAACCGGAATTCCACCGCTGGTAACAATTCCGCCAGAAAGTCCGGTTACAAAATTAGGACTAGAAGGGCCAGTTGCGTTTAGATAAAGCTGTTCAGCAGGGCCCAACTTTTGAACCTGCACAGACGTAGAAGCCGAGGACGAAAGATAAACATTAGAGGTAGACAGCGAAATGTTTGCAGTATAGGAAGACCCAGGTGCACCGGTATATCCCCCGGTTAACGTGTTCCAATCAGCATATCCAGTAACACCAACGTTTTGTGTTGTTGCGGATCTTCCATAAGGAAGGGTCCACGTCCAGGAGGTTGGGGGGAAAGGAGTTCCAACTGTGGAGTCCTGAAGGCTGTATCCCTCGTTCATCTTCACGGATGAAGGAGATGGGCCAGAAATTCCAGCTACCAGAGTGGTAGGAGAAACCTGGATCAGATTGGTTTTTGTTAGAGTGGAAGTAGTTCCAAACGAATCAGTTTCAGTCAGAGAAACTGTGTAGTTCCCAGGGACGTTATAAAAAATCGCTGCAGTTATTCCAGTTCCTGTAGCAGGAGATCCGCCGGAAAAAGACCACGATCTAGTCAGGGGAACCGCTCCTGAACTTGTGTCGGTAAAATTTACCGATTGGTATTGGTATATTTGTAAACTCTCTGACATCTATTAGTAATTTAAATTAAGGTCCAGTTGCATATGTGAAAGAAACTATCAACGGTGGTGGTGCTCCAGGAACAGTCGGGGGAGAAGCATATCCTCCGGAGGTTGCACCAAAGAAGGTGAACTCGATCTGAACCGGCTGAGCAGTTGTTAGAAGATCTCCAGATCCGTATGGATATACCTGGTAGTAGAAATTAGAAATGTGAGGCTCAGTCGAAGAGTTTAATTCTGAAACTGCTCCAGATAGGGTGATGTATCCGGTAGGTCCAGTTACCCCACCTGTTGCTGAAAAAGTAACTCCTACAGGGAAAGGATATGTCTCATTTCCCGTACTAACTTTAATGTTGTCCCCAACTTTAATGCTGTGAATTTCAAATCCTCCTAACCATCCGTTCTCATACTCAAAATCATACCATCCATGAGCGTATGCTTGATCCCAAGTTGAGGTTGGAATAGAATCCCAGTTTAGATTTTTATATCCCCAGTATCTTAGGTTCTCGTCAGGGAAGCTTCCGTAGTTTTCGTTCCACGAGATATACTGGCTTCCTGAGGTTGCACCTCCGGAAAGAGAAGGGCTGGAAGAAATAACCTCTAGCGATCCGGTTACGACTGCAGTTAAGACGTCGCCATTGCCAACGTTTCCAGAGTCCGTGTTTGCTAGAATATTAAGGGTTGCAGGAATCGAGTTCGGCCCAGTGCAGCCTGCAAAATAATCGGGTTGGGTATACACAGAGTTAACAACTTCTACTATGGAATTAACGGTCGACTGAAGACTAGCTCCTGCTGAGGTTGCCCCAATGGATCTTCCATTAACTAAGATGTTAATCTCTCCTCCTCCAGTAACAGTCTGGCTCGTCCAGTAAGAAGGGTCTATGTAAGTTGCAGTTGCACCAGGGATATAGCCTGTACTTCCCGCAATAATTCCATCGCCAGGTTCCAATACCACCGGAATCTGGAAAGAATTTCCAGTGGCACCGGGAGGTATTTCAACGTCCCACGCACCGTTTATTTCCGGAGTTGATCCTGAGATGAATACCAGAGATCCCTCGGTAAATCCGTGTGGCTGATCTGTTACGATCTGAACAAACCCGTATTGGTTGCTGGTAGGGCTTCCCGGTAGGGAAGGAATCCAGACCGAATAAGCCTGAAGTATGCTGTAGAAGCTCTGCTGAAGAACTATATTTCCAGAAGCACCCTGCGGATTAATCGGAACTCTCACCATCATATCTGCAGTTCCCTGGACGTTGTTTCCGTAAGTTGAAAACTGAAGGATTTCCGGGGGAAGATTCTGAGTTAGTTCACTGTATGTTTTTCCTTCTGCTGGATATTCCCAGATGGACCCGTAGGAGTCCCAATCTCTGATTGTTTGGTTCCAAGAATAGTACTCGTTCTGTCTGTACCTGGTCCAAGCATCCATCTCGATCTGGATTGGATCGACTTTAATCAGAGAATTCTTAATGATGTTGTTCTTGAAGTTAAACGAATCGTAGACGTTGCAGGTAACCATATATTCTCCCGTGTAAGGAAGGAAATGGGCCAGTTTATTATAGTCCATGATGTACCCCCTCTTCTGGAAGTAATAGGGTGTTCCTGGTTGGGTTGCAGTTTTTTCTATGATCCACTCAACCTCGTTGTAGGTCGAGAAATCTATATTATCCCAGTTCAGAAGTTGAAGATCCTGAATTGTGGAAGTCAAAAGATTTACGGTCAAAAATGTTGTTGACAGATCAGAAGAAAGTCTAACGTGGTAAATCTGATCTGTGTAGGAACCGGTTGTTCCTATAATTTGTGCTCCGACTCCTCCGGTAGTTCCGGTTGGTCCAGTTGGTCCATAGAAAGGACCGGATGGATCCTGGTACGTTTTAACGTTAACTAAATCTCCAATTTTAAAATCAGGAAGCTTCAAAGAATTCCAGCTGACTCCCATTTCATCCCAAACCCAGATGTCCAAAAGTGTTTCCAGAATGACCGGCATTCCGATTGGATTCTGATAGGGGAGACCTGTTGCAGGTTCAATATAGTCAATGGGATCTGATGTTCCATCTCCCAAAGATTTTATTTGACCATTCTCTTTCAAATAGTAGAAGTTGGAAATGGCATCCAGCATAGCTGAATTTTGAGAAGAGCTATAGTTTTGAAGGTTATCAAGAGGTGCGGAAACGTTCCCTAAATCAGAGCTAGGAGAGTTCACTATGGTCATAGTTCCCTGAAGCTTGGTTGGATTTACACTAGAATAATAGTAGATAGTGGTCTGTTCCTGCGGATTTACGTTAATTGTAACAGGTCCACCAGTTCCCCCGATTGTCCCGTTATTAGTAACACCTAATGGATTAACTTGAGACAGAGAAGACTGTGTGGTAAGATAAAAGTCATATCCTGTGGTAACAAGAGTAAAGTTGTATGTCTTTCCTTTTTCTAGAGTAATAATTGGATTATATCCCGGGACAGCTACAAGTGTATCCGTCTGGCCAGTTGCTCCAGAGAAGCTAAAGGCATCTCCCGAAGGTCCTACTATGCTGACATTATAATCTATAACGTCGAAGTAGTTCATCGGAGCTTGGATCGAGTTAGGGTAAGTTCTGAGGCCAAAAGATCTAAGATCCTCAATGTATCCCTGTGGGGGGTTTGCCTTAATGTCTAGATTAAATCCAGAGTCGATGTCGTTTCTCTCCATCGTATCTGTCCAAGATCTAGTATTATAGACTTCAAAATAAACACCTTCTCCAGTGATGTCTACTATCCTTGCATTTAGGGGTAGATAGGTTAGTTTAAGTCTCTGCTTTAGAGCAAAGAGTTTAACCAGAATTTCCTCCTGACTGAAGACAAATGCCTCCTCAGTAATAGGATATCCATATTCGTCCTCCAGAACAGTCGACTTGTTCAGATCGTAGTAGAGACCAAATAGAGAAGTCTTTTTGTAAGTTCTGCTAGGAACTAGGGTATCTTCTCCAGAAACGTTCAGAACGTAATTTCCGTCTGCATCTGGTCCATAGGTCTGTTCAAGTCTATATTTCCCACTATTTTCATTATCCAAAACATCAGCGATCTGGATCGACTGGTTGACCATGAAGCTCTGGTCGTATTTATTGAGGAACATCTGGTTCTCCAGAAGAGGGCTAACCTTTACCTTCTGGTAGTTTAGATTTAACCAATATTCCTTGATTCTTAAATCTTGGTAGCCGAAGAACTGAAGTGCTCCAATTAGACCTTTGTAAGCTCCGATATAGGGAAAGATTTCTTCCCCCGCAACCATCAATTCCTTTCTTTTCTCGTTGATCTCTATCCAGTTTGGAAGTGGTTCATAAGGGTCGTGTCCCCTTAGAATGTTAGAGTCAATTTGATAGAATGCCCTTCCGAGGTTTGCGGTCAGAACATCGAGACGAGAATCTTCTCCTATAATCTGTCCATAAAATAGGATCTCTACAATCTTTTCCGGTGTTCCTGATGTTATGTCTTCTACTACAAGCCTTCTCTCGTAGACCTCTGCTGCAACATCAGGTGCATTTAGAGCAACGTTGATAGACAGGGCGGAGGAGTCTACTGATCCAGAGGTGGTTTGGACATATCCAGGATAAGCAATAGAATAAAAATCTGCAGAAGTCCCACCAACAGGGATTGCAATGTTCTGGTAGTTGATAATAGAAGGTTCCCCCGAAATATCAGGGTCGTTCTGAACAATCTGGTAAGTGAAGATGATCTCGGAAACGTCTGTGTTTCCGTATGTGTCGTTCGCCCATCTAGTTCTCCATAACCGGGTTCCTGCAGTTGGTCCAGTTGCATTGGTGTGGGGATACCCAAGTTCACCTGTGGATCCAACGACAAATTCCTGCACAATAAAGATCTGCTGGTTCTCGTAGAGTCCTGCAGAGATTGGATCGAAATACATCTCCCCGTAGAAATATCCACCGGGTAGATTTGTGTATTCGGTCGACAGGTTTATGTCGTTCTGGTCGGAAATAATAGTAGATCCCAGAATTTTATCTACAGTTAGTGTAATCGTAGGCCCGGAGATAGAAACATCTCTAACTCTAAAGCTTAAATCGTTAGCAGGGTAGACCGCTAGGTTAACCCTAATGGTTGCTCCGTCTATGATGGAAGCTAAGACTTCTTGAGCCCACGGAATGAGATTTCCTCTAGTTCTATCTGTTGTATTTAGATAGACAAGTCCATTGTCAATGTCTACAAGGGAAATATATCCATCAGCTGGGGATGATCCAGAATTTGTGGAATAGTAGAGGTAACTGGTGTCTAAATTAGCAGATCCAGTTGGACCAACATATGCAAAATTTAGAGGGTCTCCTTGCTTATCAAAAAACCTTAAGTGTAAATTTGCCATCTTTAGAAAACTCTTCTGTTATTAAAAGGAACTGTGTAGTTAAAGTAGTTTCTAATCTGTTTAACGGACTCGATAAGGGCGAATACAACCCTTTGGTATTTGTCTAGGATTGGAATTTTCTCTGGATTTGCATAGATTAGATTAGACAGGGTTCTAGGAAAAATCTGTTCCTTATAGTTAAATCCGGTAAAGGCGTTATCGTTGACTGAATCTTTAACATCAAAGACGTTCTCCGTCTGATCGAAAAGGTAGTATCTTCTGGGCATATCCTCCTTTGGAATCCCCGCCATAATGGTGGTGTACTCGGCAGAGGTTTGACACGGAGCATACTGATAATTTCCAGCAGAGGAAATTAAGATAGTTCTATATCCGGAGCATCCCAGATTGTAAGATCTTATTTCTGCTTGGCCCGAAGTTGGGTATAGATCAGTGATCGTGTCAAAATTAGCCGTGTAGTTCTTATACTTTATCCCGTTCGGACTGTTCGAAGAGGAGTTAGAAGACGGAGCAACCGGAGTATTTGTGTAAGCGTTTTTTCCCTCGTCGGAAAAATATGGAGAATAATCTAGTGCCATTTCTTCTTATTTATTTGCAGCTATTAGTTGAGCTTTAGTTTCTGCTCCAAGTTCAGAAAGATAAGTAACTGGAACTATCCCTTTAATAGAGATGTTTAATGCAGAAGGTTTCCCTGGTACGATTCCAACTTCATAGGAAGATCCGTATCTGTCGTTCCATCCACCTCTAATAACAACTAGTTCTCCTCTTCCGATAATTATATCTCCAAATTCATCAAATCCAATATTGGTGTTCAACTCGGAAACGCTGGTGTTTGGAAGATTGTCTATCGTAGCATGGTAAGCTTCGTTTGCTTGTCCTACGAAATAGAAAGAAACAGAATCAACACCAGGAACAGATTCGATCAAAGCGATCATATCGGATTTAGGAATTTTATCCCTTCTCTTCAAGTTGATAAAGTATGTGGAAATAGTCGACTGGATTTTGTCCTTGATAATCTCCGGGTCAAATCCTTCAAATACGGTAATGATTGCATTTCCTACATATCTGGAAATTCTTGGTTCTACTATCTTAACAACGGTAGTTGCTATCATCGACCCAGAATCTTCGATTAAATTAAGGATTGCTAGCTTCTGAGCCTGAGTTAGCAAGAAAGAAGATATAGGAATGCTGAAATAGTCCTCGTTAGAAGTGAGCCCAATAGTCACATCCGGAACTAGGTAGAGGTAGACTACGTTATCATCGTCCAGATACTCATCGTCAAAAGTAGAGAAGGCCTGGATCTGAGAGAAGATGTTAAACTTCTGAAGGTAAATCTCGTAGTTTGCAGCATTTGCAAAGACGAATGCCCTGCTAGTTTTTGGAGCTGCCAATCTAGTGATAGCAATAGGTTCCTCGTCTGCCCCAAATGATGGGTCTACGGTGTTTACTATTTGTAGATAGTCGTTCAGATTAACCGCATTTCCGAATAAGTCTGTTCCCTGGTCTAGGAACTTATAGGTAATTTTAGAGGTAGCAGTGGATCTTAGGTTTCCAAGTGATCCTGAAGTCTGCAGATATTCAACTTTAATAAAAGATCCAGGAGGTGGTACTTTTCCGAAGTTGGAATTTCCGAAGTAGATGTCTATCCCCTCGTTGATTCCGGACATCACTAGATAACCTTCCCCTTCTAGAGGAATGTCATACAGGGAAGAATATTGCTTCCATCTATTATCATTGACGGTAACTTTAACGTTGAACTGGTCTAAGAAAACCCCTCCCTTTACAGGAACGTTGAAACTCTGAAGCGCGTTCCCGGTTCCGGTGAAGGTGGTTGTACTAAATGCTCCCTGAATTGTCTTAAACTTAAAAGAGGTTCCTCTCGTTAGAGAAACTTTAACTCTGGGACCATTGATCATCAGAGTGTATGCAAGTCCATTCTGCTCACACTGAATTCTAGTGTTTTCTTGGATTATAACTGCACCTCCGCCAACGGATGTTGTCTTTAGATTCCAGGAAACTGCAACTTCACCCTGGGCTGCCATTGCTCTTGCAGGGTCATATCCTGCAATTCTAGCTAAGCTTCTAACAGAGTAATCTCTAGTTGCTTCGTAGATGTTCAATTCGGTGATGGAATCCTCGATAAAGTAAAGAATCAGCTGGGAAAGATTCTCCAGAACAAATAGGATCTGTCCCCATGCAGAAGCTGTTGTGAATACGTTCCTGCTCTGATTGTAAGTCTTCTGCAAAAAGTTATAGGTCGTGCTGAGCAGACCTCTAATTAAGATATTATTTTTCTGGAAAATATTATTCATTCCTGTGGGTTATGTTACTTGTAGTGATATTGCTGGACTCAAATTAGAATATCCGGGGATAAAGAAGTATAGATTTGCTATATCTCTCAGGGTTCCCTGGAAAAACTCCAATTTAAAGTATCCACCGAGCTGGTAAAAAAGTGTACAGTAGGTGTTAATTTGGAAATCTATCTCCCTTCTGATCGAATTCTCGGACAGTTCCAAATTGAAGACTAATTCGTCTAAGCTGATTCCAAAGTTAGGGTCGCCAAGGACTTCCCCTTTATTGGTCAAAAGAAGCATCTTTAGCTGGCCGATGCAGATCTCGATTGGATCTGTCGTCTCTAAAATGTCCTTTTTGTAGCCAAAATCTCCCGGATCTCTGTTGTAAATCTCTATCATTGGAAACTATTAATTCCCAATATATATCCAATCTAAAAAGGCTGGGAAAATAAAAAAGATTAGTTCCACTGAAGGAAGTAGGACGGAGTATTTTCTCCATTGATCATGTCCATTACTTCCTGCATTTCAACGTCTCCCATTGCTTTCAAGTCTCCGGAGTTTACTTGAACCCCACCAGGAAGATTATAGTTGAACGCGCTGATTACTCTTGCCAGCTGCTGCTTAGCTTTTGCCCTGCAGTATCTAGAAAAAAGTTCGTCGTCGAAAAGTTCAGAATCTTCGATTGCAACAAAGCAGCTGACTGCAACAGATCTAACGTAGTTATTAGGGCCAGTTCCAACGTTATTTGGAGATCCTGCTGGGTTTCTCCCCAGGATAGTTAATTTTTTGGTGTTCTTATTCCATCTGAAAGCAAATGTCTCTAGGAGATATGCTTTTGCAAGATCGAAGTAGGAGTACATTACCGTTCTATAAACTAGGTTGTCTCCCATAAAAGGAGAAAGAAGAAGTTCAGAACCAAGAAGCTTAGAACTACCAAAGTCTCTATCTGGGTTTCCAGAAACACCAGGATTGTTTGCTTCTCTAACGTCGAATACGGTGACAATCTTCTCCGGGAGCTGAATCTGTCTAGTTCTTAAAAATTCTGGGGTAGCAAAAAGAGTAGATCCTAGAACAAAGAATCTCTGCTCCACCGCATACTGGTAGTTGTCGTACATCCAGGCTTTTGCCCTGTTAATAATTCTAATGATCTCCTGATCATTTAAGTTATAAGGAAGTGAGCAAGACGCCGATAAGTCGTCCTTTATCTCTTGAATTAGTTCCGCTTCGGTCATGATTAGTATAGTTTTTTGTACTTCCAGTTTTGATCTCTAAACTTCTGAGGTTTGAAGTGAACATTAACGTCCTTCAATCTAGAGTCGGAGATAAATCTCTGGGCTCTTACGTCTTCAAAGTCTTTTACTTTTTCTGTCTCTTCGCTAACTTTAGCATTTCTTCCAAGATCTGCTTTTCTAATAACTCCTCCGCTAATGTCGCAGTCGACAATCTTTTCTGCACAATCGATATAGCAGTCGTCCAGATGATTGGAATAATCTGCCGAAGTGTTTTTAACTTTAGAATTAGAAATTGTATTTCCAGTGATAACTTGGGAATCCTCAACCTGACAATTTTTAACTTTGCAAGAATATAGATTGCAGTTTAAAAGTCTAGATCCTTTGATATCACAGTCCAAAAGATCAATATCGGTAACAGCAGCAGCGTCTCTAATTCTGGAGTTCTTCAGCTGAAATCTTCCAGTTGATGTGTCATAGTTAAAAAATCCATGTCTAACGTCTCCATCAACAATCAGATCGAAAACTTTATCTCTGATCATAGGGAAGTAAGACTTGATATTCTCTTCAAAACCCTTTAGATCGACCAGGAGATGAAGATCTGGATAGTGCATAAAGAAGGCTCTCGGGTCGGAGAAGCTTTTCACAACCTTAGAATATTCTCTCATCATCTGCTTTAGTGAATCAAGATCCTTCTGTGTGTATGATGATCTTCCGCTGAGGATGTTATAAAGGTGGATAATTACGTAGTCGATGATTTCTCTAATCTGAGTTATCTTCTTCTGGTAGTCCCTGCCTCCGAGATATCTGATCTCAATGTACCCGTCCTTCAACTTTGTAAAGTTGGCTCCGTAGTACTTATCGTCAGGAAGTTTAAAGATCTTAGGGTCGATATTGGTTAAATTTTCTATCGAGGTAAATCTATTTCTAGGAGTAACCTTTTTGATAGATTTTGCATAGACGTTATTTGTTCTGTTTCCGAATTTAGAATAGATCATTCCTTCGTCCAGTCCCAGAATAAACTGGAGTCTATCCAGGTTTTCCATTCTGGTAACAACGTCTTTTCTCATTTTGTCGAAGCTGACGGAGAACTGGAAAGCACACTTGTCGTTAGTCCATCCATTTTCATCTATCCATCTTAAAACCTTAATCAGAACGGGCATTGCCTCTGCATACGGCATAGGACCAGTGATAAGCTCGTTCATCTTACTTCCCCCTGAATAATCGGGTTCAAGTTTGAACGTGTCTTGATTAACTGGAATTTTAGAGTGGTATTTAGAAGATAGAATTACCTTCTTTCCTAAAAGCTTAGATAGAGACTCCACGATTCTACCACGGACCATGTTGGAAAAGAATTCGAATTCAAATCCAATGACCGATGCATTTAAAGCATGGAGTCTATCAAAGTGATTTAGGTCGTTAGACATTTACAGGTTTTGCAAATATTTTTCCCATTACTGGGTCTACTTCGTAGATCAAAATTGCAATCCTGTCTCCAGGTTTAGCATTTTTAAGATCTTCGGTTACTTTTTCTTGAGGGATCATAGCCATCATTCCAGTTTCGGGAACTTCAACTAAGCATCCATTTTTTCTCTTGTACTTAATAATCCCAGCCATAGTTTGGATAGTTCCATTGTCGATTGCCTCTTTGATCTCGTAGATCTTAACGGTCTTCTCAACAGGAGCACCAAAAGTCAGGGTCAACTTATTGTCCTCTTTAACTTCTTTAACGTAGAATTCTATCTCGTCACCAGGATTGAACCCTTGAACAACTTGATTTTCGAATTCTGTTTTATGAATCAGACCGGTGTAGATGTCTTCCCATTCAACAAACAAACCAAACGAAGAAGATCCGGTAACAGAACCTTTGTATTTCTTGGTAAGATCTAGCTCTTGGATTTTAGAATTCATGATGTGATTCAAATACTTCTTGTAGGAAACTACGAAAATATCTTTAACTTGAACGTAGCCGTCTATCATTACATAGAGGGTTTTCCCTAGGTAAGATTCAAAGTCTGTAATTTTATTCGCCGCTGCAAGAGAGCCAGGCATAAAGCACTTAACTCCAGAAATATCAACTAGGAATCCACCTTTGTTAACTGATTCGATTTTAGCAGGATATGCAACAGAGCACTTCTTAATTTGGTCGAAAAATTCTGCCTTCAGACTATGAACATAGCACTCAACAACCGAACCGTGATAAGTTCCGTTAATGTCTCTAACGATAGCTTCTATTTCACTAGAAACTGAGAAGTCAAGACCCTGGATGTTTAATCTAATTGCATCTTTCCTCTCTTTCTTTAGATCAATAAAAATGGTCTGGCCAGTCTCGGTGTGTCCAAGAGCAGTATTTTCGCTAACTGTCGTAATTCTACATTTGTAAATTTCCCCGTCCTGTAGATCCTTAGAGAATCCAAGAACGCTTGGATTAGATCCACAATATAGAGAATACAAAACAGAAGCATATCCCTCATGGGAATAAATTTTTGTGTGCCCAGGTGTGTGAATTTTTTTGTTTACGGTCAGTCCACTGGGAATGTCCCAGTTAAAGGTTTCTTTTTCTTCTTTTCCTAAAGAGATTTTTTCCATTATATTTGTTGTTTAAAAGGGTGAATTCTTGTATATATCTTTTACACTACGATTTGTGCTTTCAAAAGTGCTGCTGCTATTTCTAGCTGGCCTTTAATGTCTTGAATATATCTAAGTCCGGTAATTTTATCCAAAGGGTTTCCCTCCTCTTTGGAAATTCTGTACTTATTAAAGTCGGATAGGGAGACAGTTTGCTCAGTCCCATCAAAGAACTTAACTGTTACCGTTTTATTGGAAACGGTAGAAGCAGCGGCAGAAAAATTAACTAAAACATCCCCCTGATTATTGACTGAGGTAGACTCAAGTTTAGCCAAAGCCAGAAGAATTTTTATTCTTTTTCCCAGATCCACTGTGCTGATAGAATCTATTCCGATATTATTTTTAAAGTTATTATCAGTAACAAGATTCGGATAAACTGTTTTCAAAGATGTTTTATCTGATGTTCTTTTAAAGATCTGATCTATTCCATTAGTTGAGGTTAGAGAGTCTAAGGCATCTAGAACAGAAGCAGAAGAGGAAGTGGAGAAAATCCCATCCAACGGGGTTCCGTTTGAATCTACCAGATTCTGAAGAAGAGGTGCTAGGGGATTGCTAAATTCGGGAAGGCTAAAGATAGATTCAAACACAGCTCCGATTAAGGAAGGAATAGTAGCAGCAAATCCTAGAATGATCCCGAGGATTCCCTTAACACTTTCCCAGATTGCTATAATCTTAATTGGAAGATAGTTTTCGATTAAACACTGAAGAAGAGGATCAGAAGAAGCAAACTGGAAATTTGCAAGGTTTGCACCAGGGGAAAGTACTGCCCTATTTGTACCATTCACAGGAGAAGACGCATTCTTAATCTGGTCTGCTATCCCTGCAGGGGATTCTTGGCCTGGCCCATAGACTAGAGAGACTTGGTAGTCAAAGTAAGAAAGATTACCGGTTGGGGATATTCTTTGGTTTACAGCATAGACCCAGGTTCCTCCATCTTTAGGGATAGAGATCTCAGATCCAGGGGTAAGTTCAACAAGGTTAGAAAGAGTTGAATTTACATTTGCATCAATCGAGCTTATCTTAATAATGTTGACTTTATTTAAGTCAGAATTATTTAACGAGACTTCTCCCTGTTCAGGAGGGGTTCCGTCGTACTTAATCGAATAGCTGTAGTTGGTAAATTCTATAGAAGACTCCGCTCCGGTCGATCCTGGGGTCGGGGAAGTCTGGGACACGGTAGCATTCCCTGTTCCTTTTATGCCTTTACACTTAAATCTTCCGATCACAAGGTCACTGATTAAGGGTTCAAGCCCCTTTCCGGTTTTTCTTCCGTTTATCGTCTCGTTGGTGGCATCTTCCCAGGTTATTCCAGCAGAGACAAGTGTCGGTTCTAGATAAGGACGAATAGATGTTAAGATTGCTTCCGCTATGAGATCTCCGAGTGCTCCAAGTGGATCGGTTAAAAATTTAGAAATGATACTAAAAATGCTCAGCGGATTTTCAAGAACAGCACTAAAGATTGCAGTTATAGTTCCGACGACAATCTGAAGGGGGAGAAGGAGAAGTTTTAGGTAGTTTCCAATGATCTTAAAAAAATCTCCAGGACTTGTAAATATCAGCTGAACCAGCTTTGCAATCGCAAGAAGTTCCTCTCTAGCTTTTAATTTCTCGGACTTCGGCTGATTTGGATCTGCAGGATAATCTATCTTCGGGTATTTTCCCTTTAGAATTTTGTCGAGGACATCAGTCTGGAAATTCCACCCGCTCTTGTCCTCCAGGTCCTTGATTTTTTTTGCAAGAGGACTGTCCTCAGGAAGAGCATCAAAGTTTCCGATCTCCAGCGAGATTAGGTTTAAAGGAAATCCAATACTTGGAAGTCCAACAACAGGAAGGAGATCAGATAATGTGATTGTGATCGGGAATTTTATTTTCCCACTTCCGTCGGTCAGAAGAGCAAGGAGTGCTTTTGCTCCTGCAGTTAAAGGGTTAGGGTTTGTTTGTAAATATACGGTCTTCTCCCTTACTGCAAACAATTCCTGGGATGCGGTTTCGTTCTGAGGAACCACACCAAAAGAGTAATATCCGGGATTTATTATAATAGATTTAATAATCCAAGATTGAGAGATCCCATCCTGTTCTAGACTAATTACATCTCCTACTATCAGAGAGGAAAAAGATGCACCAGTAGAGTCACCGTTATAGTCCTGCAGATTAATCGACAGTAAGGTGGACGTTTCTGGGTCCGGGGTGTTGATTGTATATTCTCCAGGTTCAGGCTCAGATCCTATCTTACCCAGCACATACGGGAATTTAGGTCTCGTGTCTGCAGCAGGGGAAGTTATCTCCGAGTCTGCTCTATCAACTAGATCTTTCAGTCTTCCAAAATCTGCAGAGGACTTGCCATTGAGAATGAGTTTAAGGGGAAGAAAGAAGTCCGAAGCAACCTGGTTGTTGATCGTCTCGTTCAATAGGGTCTGGACGGGGTTTGTGATAAATCCACTAATGTCTTGGATCTTCCCTGGTATCTCTGTTAAATTACTAAGGGAATCCTTCACGGCTAGAATAGGAACAAAATAGGAGGAGAATGCTTTTTCGCTCTGTCTAATCCAGAGTTTAATCAGCATTCCGATCCCCGGGAGATCTGGGGAAGGAATAACGAACTTAGAATCGCCAACTATGTCTTTAGCATTTGTGTTGGTTTGATCTATGAACTCTGTTATCTTCTGGTCTGTTAGTATCTTATTCGGAAGAACTGCCATATTGGATTATCGGGTTTTACTGACCGTCGAAAGATGATTCGGGGTTGAGGGTACGACTGGGGTGCTGGTTGGAGCACCTAGATTTCCGATATGAGTGTGTGAGTTGAAATAGTTTTGGAAGGTATTTCCCTTAATGACTGCCTCGACTGCATTTTCTCCTAGTTCTATATTATTGGAGTTGATGATGACCTTGCTGTTCTCCATTCTAATCTGATCACTTCCCATCTCGATCACAACTCTTAGTTGCCCTCCGTCCTGTGTGTCCAGCTGGACTTTAGCGTCTCCTAGTGAGATTACTAAACCCTTCTTTCTAGTATAAAAAAGTTTAAGAGGACCGGGCTGTGCATCCGTGTCGTACCAGATGGACTGTGCTCCCTCGTACGAATCTGCAATCTCGGCTAATAAATCAGGGGATGTCTCCTTTTCGAATTCATAGAAGACTTTGTAGTAATTGGACCCATCAAACTGGGCATTTACTATTGCTCCAACCCTAGGAACACTAATGTTTCCATTCCCTCTTGCAGAGGAGAAGGAAAGACCTGAAATCTGTTCTGCCCAAGGAATATCTTCAATCTCTAGATCTTCAAAGAATCCAAAAATTCTAACCCTCGCTCTTCCTTGCTTCAAAGGGTCGTTGATATCTACTATTTCTCCAAGATGGACGTGAGGGTTGCTCATAATTATTTATTTGGTACTATTACACCGCTATCCGACCCGATTTGATCAGTTCCTGCTAGGGGGACTACACCGGGGATAGGTCCATTTCTAGTTCCCAGACTTATATTAAACGTGTCTTCTCCTTTAGTGTTTCCAAGATCCACAGGTGCCATAGGAATGAAGTCTCCTGTGGTTGGTGGATATTCTCTTCCGATGTCTCCTCTTCTATAGTTTGGAGAGGTGGCGCTGTACACCGGAGCTGGAGGAGTATCAAAGACGTTAGAAGAGGATCTAAGTTCGTTCCCCGCAAAGATTGGGGACTCTGGAGAATAGACTTTTCCTATGTTCTGCTCCGAAAAAGGAGAGGACATAGAGTCAGGATAGACATTTCCGGCAGGACTTGGATAAGCTCTATTAGGAACTCCTAAATCTCCACCAGGGACCGATGCATATTCATCGATTCTAAATCCAGGATATGCCCTGTCGGGAACTCCAAGATCTCTTCCGGGGACATCTGCATATTCGTCTCCACCCGGTGCTGGGTAGATTCTATCGGGTACCCCAAGATCAGACCCAGGAGAGGTTGGATATACGTCTCCGGTCGGGATTGGATAAATTCTATCGGGAACTCCAAGATCAGATCCAGGAGAAGTTGGGTATTCGTCTCCTGTCGGGGTTGGATAAACTCTTCCAGGAACTCCAAGATCAGAACCAGGAACATCCAAATACTCGTCGCTCTTCCGCATTGTATAAACTCTAGAGGGAACGCCGAGGTCTGGTCCAGGAACACCAGGGTAAGCATCCTTGTCGGTCTGGATCGTCGGATAAAGTCTATCCGGTGGTCCACCCAGTCCAACACTTTGTGGGTTAGGCAGATTTCCGGCAAACACATTGTCAACTCCGGTCTGTGCTGCTCCATTTAAAAAATTCTGGGCATTAAAGAATCCAAACTGTCCCCCTTGATTAGTTAGTCTTGCTAACTGGGTAGGATTAAATGTGTAGATGTTACCGAGCATGCTCTGGCTAATTCCACCAAGAGCGGGGGTTATGTATTGGGCTATACCCTCGTTGATCAGATCACTGATTGCTTGGGATGTAATATTGGTTAGTGCTTCTCTTCCCAAACTAGTGATAGTTTCTAAATCTAGACTGTCGTTGTAGATCTGAACTGTACTTCTATTTTGGTCGTAAGAGTCACCCAGAACCAGATAATTTCCGTCTGTTCTGATGTTAGGAAACTGGGTCTTCATTCTAACCTTTCCGACGTGGATATCAAAAGAAACTTTCGCTTCTTCTGGAGTTATCCCCGCGTCGATGGTTCCAAAAGGGGAAACTTTAGAAAAATCAAACTCACACTGCTGGCACTCATAAATTAAGACAGGTTTAATTCCGCTTTGGTCTTGTTGGTTTCTAAAAGCATCAATGTCGTTCATCAGACCAGATTGGGACAAAACCCCCCTGGTAAATGAATTGAAAGCATTTCCTGCTCCTGCAGGCTGCCTTTCCCCTGGAGGTGTGTTTGCGATAGATCCTCCTGGATTTCGATTGGAGCTAAGTAGAGAGGTTAGATCGTCAAGTGCAGAAACTGCTGCAGAAGATCCGGTGAGTCTAGTCGTTTTGAAGAAATTTCTAATCTCAGTGACGTAGATCCACATGGTAAATTTCCTCAGGTTTCTAGGAACTAACCATCTCATATTGTCCGCATCAAACATTGCTTGATTGTAGAGATTAGCCAATGCTGTCATTCTCATGTTTAGAGATTCCAGACAGTTGATTGTTAGCTTTTTTCCTGCAGTTCTAGCCGAGTTGTAGGAGTCCATTCCTGCTTCAGGTTGAAATCCAGAAGCTGAAAACTTCTCCAGCTGATCTAAGCCGTCTATTGACTGGAAAAACCAGGGGGAATTGTTGTTAATGTCCTGGAGTAGGATTTGAAACTGTCTAAGAGCATTTGCTCTCTTAAGTGCATTTCCTCTTAGGTAGGATCCGTCTCTCTGTAGAAGGTAGTTATATGCAGAGTAATAGACAACGTTGGTTGAAGTAAAATCATACTGAGGCTGCCCAAACATGTTCTGCGGCATATTTGCTGCTCCGTCGGTCGTTGTATAGTTCGGGACCCTCAGGAGAGGACTTGGTGCCCATCCGTACTCAAGGTTGACTGGAAGAGACCCAAAATCGAACACAAATTTAAACCCAAGGTAGGTTGGGTCCTCGTTTGCTCCGGACCTGGAGAGATTAAATCCTTTTAGAAATAAGGATCTATTTCTATCTGTTGCTTGAATTCCCATGGGCTTTTGTTATATTTATCCGTTATTTGTATTAACCGTATTTGTAACCACGTTGATCGGAAACGCCTTCGGAAGATTACCCGCACTGTTAAGAAACCATTCTCTCTTGGATAGATTTAGAATCTGGTAGAATCCTCTTTCTGGTGCCCATCCGATGGTATATCCCATCAAAACATAGTTCCCAGAGAGGAACTGGTCTAGAACCATCCCTGCGCTGTGCTGGGCTTTCTGGTCGTTAGAAATTCCGGTGTTATCCATTCTAGGACCCTTCTGTGTTGTGTAGATTGCAACAGGGACACACTGCCCTCTGTAGAATCCAGCAAAATAAGAAAGTGTCTCTACTTGGAGGGTGAATTTAGTTACATCCGAAAGATTGAGCGGGTTTTGAGCTCTAGCTTGAAGGTAGTTCGGGTGGACCTGTCCCTCCTCTCCGGAGTCTAGGATTCCCATCCATTTTTTTCTAACCTCCTTCAGATATTCCTTTTCGGAAGCTCTTCCCCTTTGGAGGACCATATTTTCTTGGACATCTTCGGTCGTGGTCGCTTGGATCGAGTACGAAACGCTCTTAGTTGCTGCCGTCTCGTTGTACTCGGCGTTTTCGTCGTAGAACTGAACTACCTGAACATACCCCATCGAATTTGTTGTGTTTCCGGCTTCGCTGATCAAGGTGTATCCGTTTATATAGAAGGGGTATCCTGCATAGTAGGTAGCATTAGTAATCAGGAGAGGAAGATCGGTCGCCTGGAGTTCAATCCCCGGGAAAAGCGTATCGTTGGCTGCTCCTTTAGCTGCTCCGACTTGAACCTTCACAGTCTGGCTTACGTCTTGTGCTTCTAACTGATTATTAATGTTGACAAAATTTAGATTATAATAGACATCAACCCAGGTAGCATAGAAACTTCTGTCGTCTTTATAGGAGCTAATGGTCACATCTCTAATAAAGTTGTAATAGGACAAATTTGGACAGATCCAAGTCATCGTGTCGTTTAAATTTGGATCGTTTGTTGCAAACCCGAGATCTAGATCCTGAGAGACCTGGAATAGGGTATCATAGGAGGTTTTATTCCTAAATGCCTTACAAACCTCAGAGTAAAACCCAGGGACTCTACACTCACCTAAAATAGAAAATACAATTAAATCTCCTTCGGGGGTTTTAGAAACATTAGAGTCGACGCTAAGGATATTAAAATCCATTCTAATCGGTTTATAAACACTAACATTAGCTCTGATGTAGATAGAAGCAATGTCTCCATCCTTGGGGTAACTGACAGTCAAAAATGTGGAACTTCCAGTATAAAACTTAAATCTAACAACGGGTAAAATCCCATTGAGATCTAAGCTAAAATCCATCAGAAATTTATTTACAAAATATCCGTTAATGTAGACAATCGGTCTAAAATAACCAGCTTCTTTTTCGTCTGCATCCCGCAAAAAAGTATCCGGGGAATCAACGTTTCCTGTTCTATTTGCAATAGCAAGTTCATCTACAACGATTCCCGTTTTAGCGTAGTTCCTGATTATAATTGACTCCGCTGCCATAAACTATTATAGAGGTAAACCATTAGGATTAGGACCAGCTGAGCTGACGCTAGGGCCAAGAGCAATAACTTGAGGTGTTTTAAGAACTTGAACCTCTCCTTCTTGTAGAATGTTAGGGGGAAGAGCCTGTGGAATCGGGTTTTTAGCCTGGGTCTGAGCTTCTACGAATTTTTTTCTAGAGTCGCTAACTTTAAAGGCTTTGTTTTCCTGTGATCTTCTAAATGCACTGTTTGGATTTGTCGAGGTGTTATTCTGTGCTATCGACTTCCTCTTCTGGTCGAAAGCAGCATCTAGACGATCTTGGACAGGGATTGCAAAAAGCATCCCTTCGTTGATAGCAAAAGGATTAGAATAAGAATTTATCTTCAGGAGAGAACCTATATTAGTTAAATTTCCATATGCCTGTAAGCAGATTAAATCAGGACGCATCTGGGTCTCCTCAGTAACCGTGTAGAATTTACTTATCTTTAGGTTTATCCTAGAAAAGCTAACGGAGGACCTAGTAAGGTCCCAGATCCCAACTCCTTGATCCATCAGATCTTTATTTGGGTTGAAGATGGTTTTATTTCTTCCAAGTGTATCTATTTCTATCATAATCTAAAAAGTTATTGTGGTTCGGCTCCCGGTTGCTGTTGGTTGAACAGATTCTCAGGACCGAAGAAGTTTCCTGAAGCAGTCGTGTTGTCGCTAGAGTTTGTAGTAATAACCTGACCTTGCGTAGTACCAAATGCTCCAACTGACTGAGAGTTCGAATAAACAGGAGCAACTGATTGGTAGAGTCTACCCTCGCCTCGGTTAAACATTGATTCAATTTCTCCTCTTTCTCTTTCTCTTGCATGCTGAAGGGTAATAGTTGCAGTTATTTCGGTTGGGAAATCATCCGGTCCAAGAGTTTCTCCAAATGAGATGCTTAGATCCTTACAGATTAGATTCCCTATCATTGCGATTGGGTTGCATGGGTTTCCAACAACCACGTGCCATTCTCCACTTGGGGCTCCAGTTAGAATAGACATCGGAAGTACGATATCTTTAACGAATGTCTCAGTCAGAGAATACAGAAGGATATTGTTCACCTGGCTACTGTTTCCTAAATCAGAAGCAAGATCCCTTAGGGTCTTATTATTCAGCTGGTTCACCGTCTGTGCAAGGAACTCTTTAGATCTAGCAACAGAATTCAGAGATCCAACAATAGCTTCTGCAGTTGGATCTCCATTTGTAGATTGGTTAGGATCGACCGCGTATTTAATCAAGGTCTTTACCCATTCTACAGGATCAGAATAAAATTTAGCTAGACCCTCGTCTCCACCCGGAAAGTTAACCGCGGGGAATCCGTTATTATATCTGATTTCTGGGGTTAGGAAGTTTCCGTAGTTGGTGCATAGTGCTAGCAGATTTCCTAGAATATCCACCATGGCAGCCTTTGTGTTTACTTCTCCTACGGAGGTTAGTTCGTAGTGGAAATTAAGTTTAAAGTCATTAAAAACCCCGTTGATTCCTCTTCCCCTGAGATTTGCCTTGTCGACAGTATCCACAGAAACCCAAATGAAATCAGAAAGTGGGCCTCCATCGGTGACCGCCTTGTCCCTGAGGGCGGTGTTTCTTCTTGCAGAAACACTTTCCTGAAATCCGCTATCCGAACTAGAAGCTGCTAAATCCACCGCTCGTTGAATCGCATCAAATGAGTTGTCTCCTGCCGCTCCTCCAAGATTACCAAATAAGCTATTAATCACGTCTCCCAATTGGTTCTTGAATAGACCTTTACTAAATCCATCTTGGTTTTTAAGATCTGCCTGAGTGAATTCCTTCCAGACTAGTCCCGTGGTAAATCCAATAACACCATCTAGTCTATTGTCAGTATTTCCTCCCCACCAGGTAACAGCCTGCGCAACCGGTCTACCTGCACCTTTAACCTTAAAGGAATCGGTGTTCTTAATCTTCTCAGGAACGGACAGATTGTCCCTCATCGGAGAGGGAAATCTCCTAAGGGTAATCATATAGTTGTTTGGAATGTGACCGTAGTATTTACAGTAGATAAAATCCCTCCAGTAGTATGGAGCAGATGCACCTCCTGTGATATAGGATCCGTGATCCCCAGGGCCAAACAAAAAGCTGAAGATGTTGTTCTTCCTCTGATTTGCTACCCCTAGGTTTGACTGGGTCTGTCTAACCAAAAAACCAGCGCTGGGATTTCTGGATGCTCCAGAGACGGAGTTGACTTCAGATACTTTAGAGTTATATTCGGTTCTCTCCGAAAGGTAGTAGTTTTCGTAAAAATTAGGGTCCTGATTTCCAACTATCGAATAGAAAAGATATTGGCCATACTTAGCATTGTTATAGTCGTAGATCGCTGCATTATAGAACAGGGATCTTGCGGTTGGACCAGCATAAGGTTTAACCCGACCCGAGTTATACCTCTTCTCGACCATCTCCTTGGAGGAGTTCTGAAGAAGTGTTGTGTTATTCCCTGTGTTTATCCTACCATTAGCTCCCGGAAATCTATCCGCAGCGGTTGGATTATTGGTCGATAAACTGGGTCCCTGTTGTACAGGTTGATTTGATGCTGCCATTTTTCTATAGTACGATTTTTAGAGGGTCTGGATGGTATAAGAAATTTCATTCCTCATGTCTTCCAGAAAATGTTCTAAATTTTCAACAAAAGACTCGGAGATGTTCTTATGAACCACCAAGATTCCGCTACACTTCGTACTATATATTCCCTGGGTAATTTTCTTCTGAACTGAGTAGTTTATTACAAACTCAGACTCTTTAGATAGACCTTCTATGTCATACCCAAGATCTTTAATGATCTTTCCTATGTCGACCACGTACAGGTCGTCTTCAGAAGAAGACTTCTTTTTTGCTTCCTTTAGAGAGCACTCGGCTAGAAAAAACTTAATCTCTTGCAAATCTTCCTGCATTATTTGAACCCATTAGACTAAATTTTTCAGTTGATTTGTTATTTTTTTCCAAGAAATCCGAATGGATTTATTTCGATGCTGTCTTCCTTTTGAGAATCTGACGTCAAATCAGCGAGAGAAGTCTCGCTTTCAATCTGATGGTTCTTTAGCTCTTGGAGGTAGTTGGTGTGCAAATAATCACCGGCTTGATTAGATCTCTGGTATCTTCCTACCATCTGATTGTAATTTTCTTTCCTAGAAAGAAGCCCCATTTGCTTGGCGTACTCCCTTCTCTCTCTTCTTGATAGACTTGCCATAATTTTTAAGATTGAGTGTTGTCCCCCTTGGTAGAACCAAATTCAAAGTCGGGAGAAGTTGCTTGAACGTCCATCCCCAAAACATATTTAAATAGCTTTAGGAAAAGACCAGGAATGAAAATGTCTTTTTCTCTGATGACGTCGTTGGCGTGGATAAATTTAAACTCTGCAGCTTGCTCCATCGGAGTTCCGTCTGTCTGTGGATCTTCCTTCTGGACTCCAGTAACATCAACTGCAAAACAAGGTTGCTCGTGATCTACAAACTTAGAAGATGTAGCAGAACCAAGATAATACCATTTAGAAATGTCAGGAACGTTATATCCAGTCTCCTCGTACAACTCTCTCTGCGCAGTAGAAAGTAAATCTCCGTCCTCGTCGTCGGTTGTTCCGGTTACCAAACTAATGTGGTGTCCATCCTCTCTAAAAGGGTTCGGCTCCTTTAAAACACCAACCGCCAAGGGTAAACCCTGATCGTCAGAGGTGAAAGGCATAACTACTACATTAGTAAATAGCGGCTTAATTCCAACCATCCCCCCGCAATCGAGAAGTTGGAAGCTCTCTGTTTCATGGAGAGTTTTAATCTTCGGAAAGTTCATCATGTTCTATTTCTTCTTTTTTCACTGTTTTAACCTGGCTGGTTTTCTTAGATTCGTAGAATGAAGTTCTAATAGATTCTGCGATTGCATTTCTAATGTCTTCAATCTCAACTCCCTCTGTCACGTAGCTTGCTATTTCTGTCTCTGCGTCTTCAAAAGAGGTCACAAGGACGTTATATAGAGACTTAGTTGGCAGATTTAGCTTCAAGCTAATGTTGACATTAACCCAGTTAGGTTTTTGTTTTTTAAGTAGCTTATATATCGGAGATTCTTCTACACCAACTTGAGCTGAGTTCGAGTAGTCAACAGAATTTACAGACCCTCTTTTAGCTGGAGGATTTTTAGTAGGCTGAGAAATAGGAGGTTGTGGGGTTCCGAAGTCTACCGGGGTAGCTGGAAAAAGGTCCATAAACTCGGTAAGTAGCTGGATGTTCATTCTTCCTCCCCCCTTAAAAGAGACGAATTTCACTTCACCTTCTTCTACAACGCTATCGTATTTCTCTATCATCCCCGTTTGTTCCCCCTTTATCCATTGGAAATCCGAATTTCTTAACTCAATATCGAGTTCCTCCAGAGTTTTTTCTGCAAAGTTCATTTTCTTTTTCTTTTTAAATATGTTGTTTAATATTTTCAACATTTTGGTGTTGTATTCCTATATTATACACGGAGCACGGGAAATGTTTCTTTTTCAAAAGTTAAATAATAAGACTTAAATTTAGTCTTTTAGAAGAAATTAAGGAATTAGTTTCGGGGATCTGGAGATCCTAGGGTGTATTTTTCCCTTGCCTTAGCATACATCTCGTCTAAGGTCTCCTCGGGAAGTGTGTTCATCAGCATCTTTTTTATCTGACCCATCTCTTTTTCCTTAGTCGTGACGTCGTCCACATATTTGGTAGACTTTGGTCTCCAGTCGTGGCTCTTTAGAATGGAATTTAGATAGTTGATAACAGGTTCCTGATAGAGAGCAGGGTCTCTTTCTAAACTGCTATGGAACAGGTACTTGTGAACCGGATCCTTCATTAGATCAGTTATTTTCCCGGTCTTCCTAGAAAACTTTCCTTTAGGGGTATTGAAAATAGTTTCGAACCCGGGCTTATCTCTGTAGATCTCGATCTGAGGGGAAGAAGAATCGGAATTGAGATAGATTTTAAGGTTCTTCAGAAAATCACCTTCGTCTTTCTTTTTGAGTTCAATTTCGGATCCATCCTCTAGATAAGCTATCCAGTGGTTGTCCTTCTTTTTTTCGACCTTAGATATCCCGGAATCAATTCCAAGAATTTCCATCACAGAAAGAATATCACCTTCAGCAGAATGTTCTTGCGGGGAAGAAAAGTGCTTAGATTCGACGAAAGAGTCTAGCAGATCATCCAAACACATTTGGTTCTCTTCGTTGTCCCACCATCTAATATTTTTTCTAGTCTGCAAAATAGGAGATTTAGAATCACCAGAAACATCAAATGCAGACTTTGGAAAAGAGACAGGGTCCGATTCGTTTCCGTCTCCGTAGATGTATTTCATAACCAGATCGTCTCCGTCCTCGGTTAAGCCAGAAACTAAGACGCATTTGTCTGTCATTTCCCCTCCTGCTTCGGGACAGGAAGTTTTGATTTTATAACCCCAGTCGCTAAAAGGACCAAGAACACCAAGTTCTTTTTTGTACATATTCCCCTCGTTGACGGAATAAGAGTAGTCCCAGTAGTTGGAGATAAAATTAGCCTTCATAGTAATCGTCTCTTCCAAACTGAACCGTCACTTTAAAGTCCTTCACTTCCATAGATTTTCTCATGTCGATAATAATCTGTCTAGGATAGGTTGGGATGATATAGTCCATCTTCTCGGCAATTACCATCGCAGGATCTATATTTACGCCAGGCTCAATTTCAAACTCAAATGTCTTTTTATCATTGGGGTAGTCGTCAACATCGATTTCTAGCTCAATTCTATGAATCTGGAAATCAACTCCATCTATCCCTCTCTTGTTTCTACTAACTGCTGCTTCATATTCAACCTCGCATTTAGCGTCATCCACGTCCATGATCTCGGGTGGGTTTCCCTTAACGATAATGTCTGTATATTTAAGGTCACAGATGAAGTAGTGCTCGTTAGAAAAATTTTTACTCTTTCCTGTTAAATAGGTATTATAGTCGTCGATCCTTGGCATATCAATTTGATACTTTTTATCTATATATCATCAACACGGAAAGGAAAATTCCAGGGGAGAACTTTTATAACTGGCAGGCCGAGAATATATAAAGGACTAAAATAACTAAATTAAGACTATGAAAGATATCAGTCAAATTTGGTTTCTCAAGTCTCCAATAGACGCAGAACACAAGTACTATGTTCTGCTAGACTTCCTGAAATCCATCAACGAGGAGATCAAAAAAAATAATGTCTATTCCCCCACGAAGAAGATATTTTCCATGATTAAAGATCTGGACTACTTCCACAAAAATGGAAGCATGGACGGGCACAAGGAGTTATTTGTCTCGGAAGAAGACGAGAGGTTGCTTTCCTACTACAAGGAAAACGAAATGGACGAAGCAGTAAAAGAAGAGGTGAGGCTAATCCTAGAAAATTCTCTCAAAGTTCTCTACAAGTATGCAGATATGGGGATAAATCTCTGGAAGAAGATGGAGGAGAGAATTAAGATGTACAACTTAGATGTCCCTGAGAGTTCACAAGAGAGTGGGATCACCATCTTTAGAAACATGTCAACTGACGAAGTGTTTCCCTATTGGTGGAAGAAAACTGGAATAAAAATAGGGGAAGAGGTCAGAAGAGGGGTAGTTCTAAAGGGTATATCCATTCTGAACAGCAAGTACTCAATGTCCTATGAGTTTATCCTGCACGAGTCTTTGATCTCTCTAGGTATCCAGGACGGAACTAAGTTCCCCTGTACAATCATAGAAATCTCCGAGGACTTTGATAAAAGCTCGGAGATTTTTAAAATAGCTAAGGAAAGATTTATTCAGGAAATTGATCCCGATTAGAAGTCTTCCAGTTTGATAACTGTAAATCCTTCAGAGTCGAAAGATTCAGACTCGCTAGTGTCCATATTAAACACAGAGTTAGGATCTCCAGGATTAAGTCCAACCATATTGGTATAATCTCTGTCTCCCTTATCATTGTAGCCAGGGAAAGTAATTCCTGCTTTATCTGGACTCCAGATTGCATTTGCATACCCTACCCAGTCGTAAGCTGGCTCTCTTTTAATGGTGTGTAGACCAGTCTTATCACCACTCAAAGGATCCTGAACGTCTGGTGCTAGATAGTTAAAGGTATCGTCCATTACTCTAGATCTAAATTGCTTAAAGTCTAGAATTTCTCTTTTTGAAACGTCTTCTAAGTTCATAGTTTAATTATTTTGTTATCCAACCATTCCTCTTCCTTGGGTTCCCCCTAGAAGGCTGCTAATTAGATCCATTGGATTTGTATTTGATTTGTCTGCTGCTCTTTGAACCGCAGGATTAGAAGCGAGTTTTTGTGCTTCCTGTGGGGTTACCGACAGAGGATTCTTTCCTGCAGTATTCGGAAATGCACTCTGAGATCCAGAAGAAGATCCACCAAGGACCCAAGTCCAAAGCTCAACTAGAGTTTTTCTTAGATCTGCCTGTCTGGTTTGGTTTGAAAGCATCTCTTTCAGTGTTCTGTAGATCCAGCCGTTCTTATCTTCTACTTTGAATCTAGTAGCAATTCCATCTATTCCCATTTCAGAAATAGTCTCGATAGTTGCATCTGCTAGCTTAGGAGCCATATCTCTTACGCTTATTTCACCAGAGATGAACTGAGGATATTCAGCAATATCAACTTGTTCAACGAAGTTGGTTAAAATAGTTCCTAGTAGTGATTCTGGTTTTACACCAAAATACCCATAGAGATACTCGGTTAGCTTTCCTTTTGCAACATCAACTAGGCCTTCTCCCGCAGAAGACACCAGAGAGCTCAAAGAAAAATCTTCGTTTGTGCTTTGAAAATCTGAGAATTTTTTAATAATTTGAGACATTTAGAATAATTATTTGTTCTATATATCTTCTGTAGATTTTTTTTATCTTTCCCCTAGGAACAGATCTATCGCTTTATATCTATATGCTAGCTTATCTTCTTTGATCCCGGGATTCTTCAACGGAGCTTTCTTTCTGTTAACGATCTCATCGGGAAGGAGAGGTCCAAAAGTGTCCTTTAGGATCTTTTTGTCTTTTCTCCATTCTAGGGGAAGATGAAGTGCAAAGGTCACAATCTCTAAGTTCAGGAATGGATTTCTAAGTTCCAGGGTGTGGGCCATAGACATCTTATCCAATCTAGGGAGATGGTAGAAGCTTAACTCTTCAAAGACATCAGAACCTTGAGAATCGTACTCGTGGATTCTCTTATATCCACCGAACAACTCGTCTGCTCCGTCTCCAGAAAGAACTATCCGGTGGTCGCTGTTCTGTTTGATAGCTTTAAATAGATGATACTGGGGAACTACGGATCCTAGGTCGATAGGGGTTTCGTTCCAGTACTGGTAGATTTCTTGATTTAGATTCTCGTCCATCTCGTACTGAAGGGAGTTGACCTTCTTATCAAACTTATCAGCTAGCAGATTAACAAATTCAGATTCCCCGTTTTCTATGCTGTACCAGGTGACATCAGAATCAGTCCCCTCCAGAATTGCTGCAATGATAGAGGAATCTAGGCCTCCGGAGATTAGAAGAGAGATTGGGTAATTTTTAGAAATCAGTCTGTTCTTAACAGACTCGATCATCTTTGTCCAAAGCCATTCCATGTGATCCTCGTAGGACTTTCCAATTAATTCTGGAATTGGGTAGTTCCAAAGTTTGTAGTATTCAGGGAAGGTAAGCTTAAAGTCTGGACTCTGAAGATTGTACGAGTAGATCGTGTTCGGTAGAAATCTCTTGACGTCGGTATATGGGGTTCTGTTGTCAGTGTTATATCCCCACTTTTTAACTTCCGAAATAAAGACTCTATCGATTGGACTCTGATTATAGGCCAAGGATTTTATCTCAGATGATATCTCTCCCTTCTCGCTGTAGTACAGTGGTTTTTTACCCAGCGGATCGGTGAAGCAGATAACGTCCCCTATATTGGAGTCGTAGATAACGATAGCCCAAAATCCGTCCCAAGTCTGAACGTGAGGAACGAACATTGCACAGAACATCTCAAAAGATCCACCTCTGTACATTCTAAATAGATTGCAGAGATAATCGGTATCTGAAGAATATGCGGATCTGTCGTAGTTGAAGATCTCCCCGTTGAACATCAAAAAGATGCCAGGTGAAATCTCTTTTGGTTGATTCCAGTCGTCTCCGTCTGCAGTCTGGATAGGGAGCCTATGGTGACACAGGAACACGCCGGACTTCTCGACCACTGTTCTTTCTATTCCTCTATGTTTAATTGAATTTAGACTGGCCTCAGAACCGTCAAGCGTTAATAGGATTCCACACATATATTATAGTTCTGTAATTATAGAGGTCTCGTCGAATTTGTTTTCGAACGAATAGATAGAAAAGTTGTCAAAGGAGGGATAGGTCTCTAAGATGTACTGAATGAACTTCTCGTACAGGTGCTTTTCGTCTGAAGTGTTGTCTCTAAAATCCCAGTTGTCTTTATTTCGGTCGGACTTGTTTGGATTGTTCCCGTGAATATAGTAGACCTTGCAATTTTCTAGAAGTCTTGAACTGACGATGCTGTCCAGCTGTTGAATTGCATCTTCATAGGTGATTCGATTGGACAAAACACCCCAGACTAAAACGGTTAAGAAACCTCGATCTAGAATGATCGGTTGTAAGATCCCGTCTCGGTTTGCTTGGAGGAGTTGGAGTTCTTTACCCAGAGCAAATAGGTGTGATTCCTTGGAGTTGTCTAAAAGACCAAGTTCATTAAACCATTTAACAAACTCGAATTTATAAAGGGGAAGATTATTGTGCTCAGCAGCTTTCTGAGCAAGATGTGTTTTGCCGGAGTTTCGAGCGCCTTCAAAGATTACTAACATGTTAGACATTTTACAAATATACGGTCAGAAAGTTCCACAAAAAACCCCCGATTTCCGGGGGTTGAATGCTCTTTAAAAGATCTATTATTCAGTTGGAACGATGTAAATTCCTTTGGATTCTCCTCTAGAGAGATCGTCTGAAGTCTTAGCGTTCATTCTTGCAACCTGTCTCTCGACTGCTGGAAGATGAACTTCTTTAGCTCTCTTTAAGTTCTGCTCGAAAACACTTTTATTTCTTCCCTCTTTAGATCCAGAGTCCTGTTTATTTGCCTTTCTAATTCCCTGTTTTTTATCTAGGATTGCAACATAGTCCTCAGAAGGTTCGGTGGAACCTAATACCTCCTCAGATTCTAATTCTTTAAGCTCTCCGTCCGTTAGAACTTCGTCCATCAGAACTTGTAGTACAGGAACGAATTTATCTTTCTTTTTATCGTAGGTGAAAGTGGTAGCGTTAAATGCTATCAAGTTAGCGAGTAGACCAAAATCAGACTCGGTCAGATCCTGAATCTTCTCTTCCATCTGAGATCCTCTGATGGCTGCAGATTTTAGGGCTTCCATACCTTCCGCAGAAATGTAATTTGATTTATATCCCTTGGTTCCGAAGTGAGAGTATAGTCTGTCGTAAGTCTTAGAATTCTCCTCCTTTTGATCCCTGTTGTGGGAGAATAGGCTTTTAGCTAGGGCTGTTAAAGCATCCCCGTCGATACCTCCGAAGTTTGAGTAGTAGCTGGTGTACCATTCTGAAAAGTCTTTTACGTCTTCCTCGTCGATGTCTCCGATGATTTCTTTCCACTTGGGCCAATTAGCAGGTCTTTTTGCATTGGTCATTAACCTCTTAGCTGCATATAGACCATCGATCTTACTTCCCTTGAAATCAACCCAGAAATAAAGAGGTAGGTCCCCTTCTTTAGCTTCCTCTGCGGTCTTAGTCCATGCGATCATAAACTCCGGGCTGTACGAAGCTCTGAGCGTGCCGTCCTCTCTTAAAAATGTCTCTTCCTCCGCTCCTTTTACAAATCCTTTGCTTCTTAGAAGTTTAGCAAGTTCATATGCCTGGTCTGTGTTGTCCGATCTATCTCCGTGTCCAAGGGCAGATCTGCCTCCTCTAGAAGTTTCTGGCTCAGAAAGGTCTTTCTCATATTTCTCGAGCTCGCTAGCAAGTTTGTCTGCATCAATGTGAATTGCAGCCTCGTTGGTTGCTCCAAAGAACTGTGAAGCTCTTAGAACAGTTGATTCTGAAGATTTTTCTCCCAGAACTCTATGACTCTCGTTAACATACTCTTTTCTTAGGATATCCAAACTATCTGCAATCGTCTCTTTATCAGATTTAGAGATCTTATCTGCATCAAGAATAGTGTCCAACAGTGCTCTATCCAGTTCACCGCTGACGTTTTTATTTCCTAAAACTCCCTGTAGAGACTTAACTGCAACTGAAAATGCAGGGGTAAACTTACCGTCTGCTCCGCCTCTTCTTGCAAGCATGTCTTTGATTGGAGGGAAAGAATTCATCAGTGCCTTCTGAACGTTGGCAATAATTAAAGAACCCTTAAATTTCTTGTCCGAATCGTCGTCACCTATTTTGATAGGGAAAACCAGAGAGGTAACTTTATTATCGTGTCCTTCTGCCTTTTCTCTCATCTCGTCTTCAACGTTAGACTCCTCAACGGTCGCTCTAGTAATTACATCTAATGCAGCAGAAGCAATGTCTCTAACATCAGAGAACTTGTTGGAGATCTCGTCGTCAGAAAGTATCTTCTTGAAAGGAGCTTCTGTTGCTCTAACACAATATGTGTAGAATTCTTTAGATAATTTATCAGTCTGAGCTTCCAGATCTTTTACTGCTTTCTTTTCCTTGTCGTTGGAAATTTCTTTCTTGTGGTCGATCGAAGATAACTTCTGATCAAGTTCGCTAAAGATTCTCTGCCAGTTTCTGCCATATCCGTTATCTGCTGTTTTTCCAGTAGCCTCGGGGATGAGAACTTTTCTAAGTCTGTTCTTAAGAGCGTGTGCTCTTCCTCTAAGTCCTAGGTGGAAAGATTCGTTCAGTGCTTCATTCTCCTCCTTCTCTTCTTTGTATGCATGCTCTAGGGCCTGTGCATATTTTGAAGTTCTAGCCTGGAAGTATTTGATAACCTTGTCTTCTAGCTTTGGATCAATTTCGATAGCCCTCTTGATCGAATCCGCAAGTTGTTCCATCCCGTCGATGTACATGTCTTTAACGTCTGCAAATCCAGCATGATCTAGATCTGTTTCTTTTGCATAGTCTTTCATCTTAGCAACTAGAGACTTAAAGCTAGATGAGTTTGCAGTGTCCTTCAGCTTCTCCTTAACGGTAGGCATCTTTCTCTGTTTTGCAGGAGCAAAGTCAACTACTACCTTCTTGAAGATATCAAAAAGAGAGGTCGACATCTTCTGCATCAACTCGTCAACCGATTCATTCTCGAATATTCTGAGCGTCTCTAGAGACATTCTTCTTGCGATTGGGTTGGTATTTAAATATTTCGGTGTCATATACTTAGTAGATATTTTCAGATCCCTTTTCCTGGGACTTCTGAGTTAATTGGGTTGCAAGAGTGTTTAGAAGAGGGGTAAGCTTACCATAAGCTGCAGCCTGCTTTTTGATACTGTCTATCTCTGCATTGATGTCGTTTGGCTTCTTCACCTTTTCGTCCCTCGCGATTTGAATCTCGTCGTGAACTTTAGAGATCTCAATCTTGGTCTGCTGAATCTGGGTGTTTATCCCGTCTGCTTCAAAAAGGAAATCCTCGTATTTAGTTATTACATTATCCATCTATATGATTAATTTTTTCTCTAATCCTGTCTATTTTCTCCCCGATCTCGTAGATTTTAGGGTTGAATCTGTTCATAATTTCGGACTTTTCCTTCGAAGAGGCTCTGTCTAACTCCTTTCCTTTGGTTCTTCTCAGGGATCTAAGTTCATTTAGCCCTAGATTCTTCTGGTCGATCAGAGCACGGTGTAGGGTCCTAACCCCTTCCGGAGAATATTTTTTAATCTCGTCTTTAAATTCAGAAAGACTCATGGATATAATTCTTCCGATCTTAGGTGTTTCGACGTCCTTTTCTGGTTTTTCCTCGCCGGTCTCAGGCTTTTCCTTCTTAACCATCGGTTCTGCTCCCTTCTCCTTGTTCTTTAATCTATCGTATGCTTTTCTATACTGGTCGTAAAGATCGTCTTCTAGTTTTTTATCAGGAAGACCTTTTGAAATCTTATATAAATTCTCAACCACCTCAAGTTCGGCTTCCGCCTTCTTCAGATCCCAATACTTATGAAGTCTAGAATTTCCTTCTACCGTCTTCATTGCTAGGTCGTTTAGACTTCTAATCTTCTGAGTTTTTCTTCTCATTAGATTAGCAAGATTAGCCTGGTGCTCTTTAATTTTCTTTCTAAAGTCTTTCTCTTCCTCGGGAGAAATCTCACCAGTGTCTATCTGAGACTTTAGACTGCCCATGTCGGTCTGGGCTTTTTCCCACTCCTTAGCGTATTCCTTTTCGGCAAATGCAAGATCTGCTAGAATTCCGTCGATCTTTTTGGTCTTACCTCCAAAGGTCTTACCCAGCCAATTTTTAATGTCGTCTCCTAGAGACTCATCGACAGAGTAATACTCCTTATCCCATTCAGAAAATCTTAGGGTCATGGCTTATTTTTCTTTTTTACCTATGGTCTTATTTACCTTGCTGGTAGTTTCTGCTTTCTTAGTAGTAGATTCAGGAATATCGAATCCAACCTTCTTATGAGCCTTATCCTTTTCCAGGTCCATTTTTTCCAGTTCCCTCGCAAGTTTATTGATGGTTTCAAAATCTCTCTGCTTAGGAATGATCTTTATTTGCTTAGATTTTTTATCCAAATTTTCAATGTCCTTCTTGGTTCCGGCTAGACCAGAAATCTTTCTCTCTATCTGCTTTCTATCAAAGTCATTTCTAACCGACTTTAATTCTTTCTTCAGATCTATGATCTGGTGCTCGATGTCTGCGATTGCATCCATTCTGCCCTTTTTATTCTTTAAAGCCTGTCTATAATCGGATGATGGTTTATCTAGAGTTTTAACCCCTTCGATATTCTCGGATCCTTCTTTTTTCTTATCTTCCTCAGCTTTATCTTTTAGATCCTGCTGGGCTTTTTGAACCTCTTCTTTTGCTTTTTTAATCTCGGCTTCTATACCTTTAAGTTCTTCGGGGGAAGAAGATGCTCTCTGTTTAGCAAGGGAATATTCAAATTCTGCCAAGACAAGTTCGTCTTCCGCTTTACCTGCTTCCCAGTATTCCATTCTTCTTTTATTTCCTTTAATAGCATCACCAAGAGCCTTTAGAGCCTTCTCTATCCTAGCTTTAACCATCTTGGTGTAAGTTTGATACTCGTTAGTCTTATTAGCAATAGTTCTCTCTGTTTTGGAGATGTTTGCCGAAGCATCTTTTGTTTTAGCCAGTTCCTTAAGATTAGTCTTTAACGCATCCACCTCGTCTTCGAAAGCATATCTCTTAGAAAGAAGTTCTTTTTCTGCCTTCAGAACTTCAGTTCTGATCTTATCGATCATACTGATGTAGGATAATGAACCAAGGAAGGTCTTGGAAAGAGTATTTTTGATCGAATCGAGAGCACTAGATTCACTGATTCCCTCCTGATCTGCAAAATACTCTGCAAGAGATTCTGCAAGTTCTGGGGTTATTTTACCGTTTAATGGGTTAGTTTCGATAAACTCATCGTAATTAGGTATCAATTTCATATTCTACAATTTAGTTATTTATGATGTATATATCCCTCTGGTTTATTTTTCCTCTAGCAGAGCAACAAAAAAAAAGCCTCTGGAAATCCAGAGGCTTTTTATAAGCGTAATGTACTTTAAAGATTAAGATTAGTTCAATCCGCCAGTAGGAACGTTTACGAAGAAAGTGAAGTAAAGAGTTTCTGGGTTGAAACCTGCTTCTACTAGTGCGTATCTGCTCTTAACTGCGATCTTAGGAGACATAGTACCTTCAGAGATGGTTTGGATTGACTCCGCCATCATGTAAGGCATGAACTTAAGACCTGGTTCGTCATCACCACCTTTTCTACCTACACAAACTCTTGTGTCGCTGTATTGCATGTTTTGATCAACATATACAGTCATACCAGCTAGAGAACCAACTGGGTAAAGAGTTCCGTTGTTTTGAGTAAGGGTGTTAGAGAATGGAGCGAAAGTGAATTGGCTGATATCTTGCATCGCAGACGCTAGGTTAGCGTTAGTTACGATGAAGTTAGCAGGACCTCTTCTACCTCTGTTAGCTACCACGTTAGCTGCTGCTAGGATTCTAGAGAATAGTCTTCTCTGAAGAGTAGACAAGTTCTCGTAACCACCGTTAGCAGGACCTGCTGGAAGTGTCATGTAAGCTAAGCTGTCAGTCTTATCCATGTAAGCCAAACCGTTAGTAGAACCAGTAGCACCACCTAGAACTAGGTTTAGGTTCAAGTTCTGACCTTCGATAGCGTTGAAGTTAACGTTGTTAGACCATCCTAGTTGGAATGCTCTTGACAAGATGTGCTTGTTGATAGCCTGAGAAACCTCGTTAACAAGTGCGTTCTCGATCATAGAGATAACATCGATACCGAACTGCTTGTTAAGATCTTGAATTTGCTCAGTTGTTACAGAAGCAGCAACTTGGAAAGTGTCAGCCTCAACGAACTTAGTGAAGGTTGTTAGACCCATTGAGTTGTAGTAAGTGCTTTCCGCAACTGATCTCAACATTGGGTTGTAAGTAGATTGACCATTTACATAAGGACCTTGGAAGTTTTGGTTGTCATAGAAACCAGCACCAGAGAAACCTTGGATGTGATCTTCTAGAGCCTTAACTAGCTGAGCAACTCCGTAAGCATACGCAGTGATTGCACCACTAGAACCAGTTCCGGTAATTGCAGCTCCTGCAGTAACTACATAAGCAACAGTTTCACCAGCTGAGATGGTAATGATTTTGAAAATCGGATACCCGTCAATTCTAGAATAACCAACAAAAGCTCCAGTTATAACAGCAGAAGCTGAAGCAACCGAGGTAATGGTGTAGGTAGTACCAACTACGAAAGTGTTAGAGGTGTTTCCTGTACCAGTAGCTCCAGTAGCCAAAGGAACTTTGATCATAGTAGGAGCAACTGCTAGAGCTTCAGCAGCTGTATTTCCAACCTGGTTAGAATTCGGAGAAAGTTTACCACCTGCGTAAACGTAGTCTAGGTAAGAAAGAACTCCTGAAGGACCAGACATAGGAATAACTGGAACGATGTCAAATCCAACTGTCTTCGCAGCAACTTGAATTGCCAAAGGAAGAAGAGATGGGAATTTGTCACCAGAACCTTGCCATGTTGAGCTGTAGAATCCTTGGTTAGGAGAAAGTCCACCTAATGAAGAAGCCTGAGTTGCCTGAGGGAATACAGGAGGTTGAACTGAACCCATACCGTTAACAACTGCTAGAGAGTTGTAAGCACCAGCTGATTCGTTCAATGAGTGGTAGTGGCAGTACTTAGAAAGCCATTGTGTTTTTGATGAATCGTTGATACCA